TAAAATAAGTAATTTACCAGAAGAATTTATTACTTTAATTATTAAATATTTATTAAAAATATCAAAAGAACCTCAATTAATTTTATCATCTACATTTTTTTTTGATAATATTTTTAAATTTAAATTACATAATAAATATAATTGTTGGATAACTAAATTAGCTGCTGAAAATGGATATTTAGAATGCTTAAAATATGCTCATGAAAATGGATGTGAATGGGATTCTGATACAACTAAACTATCTGCTAAAAATGGTCATCTAGATTGTTTAAAATATGCTCATGAAAATGAATGTAAATGGGATTCTAATACAACTAAACTAGCTGCTGAAAATGGTCATCTAGAATGTTTAAAATATGCTCATGAAAATGGATGTGAATGGGATTATACAACGCCTGAACAAGCTGCTGAGTATGGTCATTTAGAATGTTTAAAATATGCTCATGAAAATGGATGTGAATGGAATTATAAAACAACTAAGGCAGCTGCTGCAAATGGGAATTTAAAATGTTTAAAATATGAAAATATTTGTGGATGGAATTATTACATATCTTTAAAAGCTGCTATAAATGGACATTTAAAATTTTTAAAATATGCTCATGAAAATGGATGTGTCTGGGACTCTTTAGCTACTGAATGTGGTCATTTAGAATGTTTAAAATATGCTCATGTAAATGGATGTAAATGTGATTATAAAACAACCGAAGCAGCTGCTGAAGGTGGTCATTTAAAATGCTTATATACTCATGAAAATGGATGTGAATGGGATTCCAATACACCTGCAAAAGCTGCTAAAAATGGACATTTAGAATGTTTAAAATATGCTCATGAAAATGGATGTGAATGGGGCTCTTATACTACTTGGGTAGCTGCTGAAGGTGGTCATTTAGAATGTTTAAAATATGCTCATGAAAATGGATGTAAATGGGATTATAAAACAACCGAAGCAGCTGCTGAAGGTGGACATTTAGAATGTTTAAAATATGCTCATGAAAATGGATGTGAATGGAATTTTAAAACACCTGCAAAAGCTTCTAAAAATGGTCATTTAGAATGTTTGGAATATGCGAATAAAAATGGTTGTGAATGAGATTATATTATTAAATTTATTACCTAATCAATTATTTTTATTTTAAAATATGAAATATAAATAAAAAAAATAAATAATTAATTATTTTATAATGAATCCAATATTTAAAATAAGTAATTTACCAGAAGAATTTATTACTTTAATTATTAAATATTTATTAAAAATATCAGACAAACCTCAATTAATTTTATCATCTACATTTTTTTTTGATAATATTTTTAAATTTAAATTATATAATAAATATAATTGTTGGATAACTAAATTAGCTGCTAAAAATGGATATTTAGAATGTTTAAAATATGCTCATGAAAATGGATGTGTCTGGGACTCTTATACTACTTGGCTAGCTGCTAGAGGTGGTCATTTAGAATGTTTAAAATATGCTCATGAAAACGGTTGTGAATGGGATTATAAAACAACTAAAGCAGCTTCTGCAAATGGTCATTTGAATTGTTTGAAATATGCTCATGAAAATGGATGTTTCTGGGATTCTGATACAACTGAATTAGCTGCTAAAAATGGTCATTTAGAATGTTTAAAATATGCTCATGAAAATGGTTGTGAATGGGATTCTGATACAACTAAACTAGCTGCTGAAGGTGGTCATCTAGAATGTTTAAAATATGCTCATGAAAATGGATGTAAATGGGATTATAAAACAACCGAAGCAGCTGCTGAAGGTGGTCATTTAGAATGTTTAAAATATGCTCATGAAAATGGGTGTGCCTGGAATTTTAAAACACCTGCAAAAGCTGCTAAAAATGGTCATTTAGAATGTTTGAAATATGCTCATGAAAATGGATGTGTCTGGGACTCTTATACTACTTGGCTAGCTGCTAGAGGAGGTCATTTAGAATGTTTAAAATATGCTCATGAAAACGGTTGTGAATGGGATTTTGATACAACTGAAGCAGCTGCTGAAGGTGGTCATTTAGAATGTTTAAAATATGCTCATGAAAATGGATGTGTATGGGATAGATGGACCTGTGTTGCAGCCTCCGGTAATGGTCATCTAGAATGTTTAAAATATGCTCATGAAAATGAATGTGAATGGGATTCTATAACAACTGAAGCAGCTGCTACATATAGTCATTTAGAATGTTTGGAATATGCGCATAAAAATGGTTGTGAATGAAATTATATTATTAAATTTATTACCTAATTAATTATTTTTATTTTAAAATATGAAATATAAATAAAAAAAATAAATAATTAATTATTTTATAATGAATCCAATATTTAAAATAAGTAATTTACCAGACGAATTTATTACTTTAATTATTAAATATTTATTAAAAATAACAAACGAACCTCAATTAATTTTATCATCTACATTTTTTTTTTGATAATATTTTTAAATTTAAATTATATAATAAATATAATTGTTGGATAACTAAATTAGCTGCTGAAAATGGATATTTAGAATGCTTAAAATATGCTCATGAGAATGGATGTAGATGGAATTATACAACGCCTGAACAAGTTGCTAAGTATGGTCATTTAGAATGTTTAAAATATGCTCGTAAAAATGAATGTGGATGGAATTTTAAAACACCTGCAAAATCTGCTAAAAATGGTCATTTAGAATGTTTGAAATATGCTCATGAAAATGGATGTGAATGGCATTATGATACAACTGAACTAGCTGCTGAAAATGGTCATTTGAATTGTTTAAAATATGCTCACGAAAATGGTTGTAAATGGAATTATAAAACAACTAAGGCAGCTGCTGAATGTGGTCATCTAGAATGTTTAAAATACGCTCATGAAAATGGTTGTAGATGGCGTTATGATCCAACTAAATATGCTTTTATTAATGATCATTTAGAATGTTTAAAATATGTTCACGATGTGTGTGAATGTATCAAATATTAAATATTAAGTAAAGAATAAAGGATAAAATAAAGGATATTTAAATTCATATTTAAAAATAAAAATCAACAATTCATAATTTACAATACTAAAAATGTTTTAGTGTGAATATTTGAATTTTAAAATTTATAAATATAAAAAATAATAATATTATAACTACATATTTTGGTATATTAAAATACAGTTTTACAAAAAAAATTTTTTCAGACATAAACATATTATTATATTAATTTATGAAAATCATAATTTAGTTTAAATAACGATATAAAATTATTTTTTTAATTTTTATTAAAAATATTAGTTACAAATTTACAATGTTTGTATACGTCATTCATTATTGAATTTACGATAATTAAAAATAATTAATATAAATCATAAATTTATTAAAAACAGTCACATTGTCTTTTATCATAATTGCAATATTCACATATTCTTTGCATATCAGGTTCATAAAATCCACATTCACATTCATCTTTAATTAACTCACAATTTATACAAGGTATCAAACTATATTTTGAATCATTTGGATAATATTTAACAACCATGTTTATTTATAATTTATTTATTTTTTTAAGGTTTTTATACATTATAAAATAACTAATTATATTAAAGTTTGAAAAAAATATTTATACAAAAGTATGATATTTATTCATTTATTAATAATTATTTTATATTTCAGCATACACATTCTACTTTATAATAATTACAATATTCGCATATTTTTTCTAAATAAGGTTCGTAAATTTCACATTCGCAGTCTTTTTCATATAAATCACAATTTACACAAGGAAGTGAATTATATATTGAATTATTAGAAGTATCTGGGTCATTTGTATTATATAGGTTACACATTTTAATATTAATTTATTTATAAGTTATTTGTTTATTTTCAGTTTTTTATAAATTGAAAATATTAATAAATATAATAATGTCAAAATATTTGAAAATGTAAATTTATTATATAAAATTTAGAAAATAATATATATAAAAATAAAAAATATTTAAATTAAGATTTGAAGTAATGTATCAGTATATAACTATTATGTTTTTTTTAAAAATCTAAATAAATTTTTAAAATAATTTTTTTTCAATTTTAAATAATAACGCAATGATTTGTTAAAAATTATTATATATCACAGATAAATTTTATTCTAATTTGTTTGAATAAATTATAAAACAAAAAAACATATAATTTAATAGTTATACAATTATTATGTATTATATGTTATATTATATGTTATATTATTTATTTTTATAAAACTTTCACATTTTTTATATTGATCATCATAATCCATACAACATTTCATAAATATATTATTTTGTTTATACCCCATTACACATAAATAACATAATTTATGAACTGTTAAATTTGTTAAACATCTTTTAGAAACCATTGAATTATTATCGTTGTCAAAATAATTCATTTCATTTTGAAATTGTTCATCTACATAATTTTTATCATAATATATTTTATCATCAAAATTATTAGTATTTGGTCGACATGTATATGTATTTAAAATATTAATTGTTAATAAATAAGTAAATATATATAAATTAAAGGTATACATATTAATATAAGTATTTATATATTTAAATTGTTATTAATAATTTAAATATATTCGCGTATAACATATAATAATTAAATTATTTTATAAATTAATAATATTATATACAAATTTAAATGATGAATATATTTAAGATAATACAAATATTTCACATATATTACCACATCAGTTAGCAAATATAAATTTTTTATATAAAAAAAATGTCAAAAGGTTGTTTGAATTATTATATTATATATAATGTTTAATCAACACGAAAATATTGAAAAAAATAATTAATTATACAAAATAGTTAAATTATTTAATGCAAAAAATGATTATTTAATTTAAATATTTATTAATATTATAATAAATTTTATTTTAATTATGCATTAATCATTCATGTCATATATTTTACTTATATTATTATAATAATTAATATAATTAATTGTTTCATTGTCATATCCAGTATTTATATATTTATATTTAAAATCATTTTCTAGTTTATTTTTAGTATTTTTTTGCATTATACGCAAAATTAATAATATACCACCAATAATTAAAATTGGTATATGAAAATATTTTTTTATATTGGTATTATTACACATCATTATTCACATATGCGATCTCTAATTTTTTATATTATTTCAAATTATTTATAATCAATTAACTCCATATATTATAAATATTGTGGAAATTAATATTGGAAATATTGTTTATTAAATATTATACATTTTTTGTAGCAGTAATATATAATTTCATATTATTATATAAATTATAATGCATCTGATAATGATTTATAAAAGTTCCTCTATTATTACATTTTTACAACATTTATCACATTCATATATTTTTTTGTAATATGATATAGTAATGATTTTATCGTATGAATATAAAAAATTAAATACTTTAATAAAAAACAAAAAAAAAAAAAAAATGTTTTTATTTAAATGAGAGAAGAAATAAATAATGATTTAGAAAAATTTTATAATAGTAAAAAATCTGAATTTTTAATTTTATATGGAATGAGAAGAATAGGAAAAACTTATACTGTATATAATTATTTTAAAAATAAAAATTTATTAAATATTACTGGATTGTATAAATCATCTTCAAATAAACAAATTATTAATTTTGTTAAAAATATTAATATTTTTTTTTCAAAAATATATTCGAATATTTTAAATTGGGATTTATTATTTGATATTTTATATGAAAATATTAAAAATAGTAACAAAAAAATTGTTATATTTTTAGATGAAATATCATGGATGTATACTAAAAATTCTAATTTTCTTGCACAATTGGGATTATTTTGGAATACTAAAGCTGTTAATTTACATAATATTAAATTAATTATCTGTGGATCTGATATAAATTTTATATTGAATAAATTTATTATAACTCAAAGTGAATTTAATTTTAGAGCAACTTATATAATTAAAATGGAACCATTTACACTGAAAGAAACTAAAGAATATTTATTAAATAATAAAAAAAATTATTCTAATGAGCAAATATTATATATTTATAGTGTTTTTGGTGGTATAGTATTTTATTTAAATTATATCGATATACAATTAACAATTGATGAAAATATTAATAATTTAATTTTTAATAAAAATGGAATATTTAATAAAGAATTTTATTATTTATTTTCAAGTATCATGTCTACTCCAGATAATTATATAGATATTTTAAATATTTTATCTAATAATTATAATGGATTAACTTATATTGACATTATTACAAAATTAAAAAAGAATCATGGTTCTACTATTTTAAATCGATTAATTTATTTAAAAGAATGTGGATATATTATTATGACTAATCCATTTTATAATAAATTTAAAAAAATTAAATATAAAATCAATATAGAATTTATTGATTTTTATCTCAGATGGGTTTATAAAAAAAAGTTATCATGGAAAGGAATAATAAATACTGCAGAATTTTATAATTGGAGAGGACAAGTGTTTGAAAGAATTATATTTAAAAATATTAATATTTTAAATGAATATTTAAATATTAATCCTATTCATATATATTATCCTTTAATTTATAAAAATAAACAATATGATATAGTTATTGAATCAAAAACTACTTTATTTTTATTAGAATTAAAATATACTAATAAATCATTTTATATTGATAAAGAATATAATTTAAAATTAATTAATAAAATTAAAGCTATTGAAGAAATATCTAGAAAAGAAGTTATTATTATATTTTTAACTAATATACCTATTAAAAAAAATGATTATTCAATGTTTTATAGAAATATTTTATTAGATATTTTCTTTTAAGAAACATATTATAATATTAAATTTGTTATTGTTTAATAATTTAAATGATTCAATTTTTATATTTATTAACAGTTATTTAACATCACTTTCTTATGGATTTGATGTGATTGAAAATTGCTGATTCGAAGTATAATATATTTTTAAAATTGTAATAATGACTTTTAATGCTGAATATAATAAAAAGATTCTATAAATTTTGAAGAGAATTTAAATGCACTTGGCTAAATTGTAATAGATCATACGATTTAAATTCTAAATTAATAGATCATGTAAAACTAAAGAATTTAAACGTGGTACTTGTAATAAAGTATCCATAAATTCAGAATTAATATTCATTATAAATCAGAAAAAATAGAGGAGAAATTCACACTTTGTATTTTTGTAATTGTGATTAAATCCGCATTAACATTTCATTTAATATGAATGATGGTTAGCTATGAAACTCTAATATTTTGACAAATTTGTGTGTTAAAAGGTGTATTTACTATGAATTTTGTGATATTGGAAAATAATGTTTGAAAATAATGACAAATTTGAAAAAAAGGTTATATTGATTATTAAGAATTCTTCAACATGAATTGGGATGCATGAATTAAAATAGATGGTTATGAAATTATAAGCCGTAATGATGTCTGAAATTCGTAATCTAATGACATTTTTTTGATGTGTCATGTACTGTATATTAAACATTATAATTTAATTTATATTTAAGATTAATACCAAATGATTTTAATTCACATATATCTATTTTTAAAATTTTTATAATTATATTAGTAAGATTATAAGTAAAAACCTGAAAATTATTGAAAAAATGATTAAAATAATACTATGATAACTTATAATAATTAAATTATTTTATAAATGAATAATATTATATATACAAATTTAAATGATGAATATATTTCAAATAATGCAAATATTCCACATATATTACCGCATCAGTTAGCAAGTATAGATTTTTTATATAAAAAATGTAAAGAGGAACAAAAAAGTATTTTATTATTTCATAAAATGGGATCTGGAAAAACTATTATTTCTTTATTATTTGCTATATTAATATCTAATGAATATAAAGTAACTATTATTTTACCAAATATTCACATATTAGAATTATGGAAAAATCAATTATTTAAATCTTTAATTTTATTAATGAATAAAGAATATAATATTGATAACATAATTTTTACAACTCGTGCTAAATTTAATGATGATAATGAAAAAATAAAAAATATAAATTTAAATATTAAAAATGATTCATATGATAATCATATCGCAATTATTGATGAAGCACATAATTTTTTTGGAACAGTTACTGGCGAAATTTTATTAAATTTAAGAAAAACAACTAATATAGTATATATATTATTAACCGGTAGTCCAATTACTAATACGGTAGAAACTTTAAAATATATAGTAGAATTATTAATAAACATGCCATTTGATGAAAATAAATATATAGATAGTATTGGAAATAAAGTATTTGAGAAAAGAATAAACCGAGAATGTATAACTTTTTTAAATAGTAGTTTAAAAGGATTGATATCTTATTATCATGGAAAAAATAAAGATATTCCGATACCATATTTTCATGGTCACAAATTATATTTATACCCACTTGTATATTGCTATATGAGTAAATTACAAGAAGATAATTACAGAAGAATTGCAGAAACCACAAATAATGAAATGTTTATTAAATTATTGATGAATGTTTCATTGTGCGCATTAGGAAATAAAGAAAACTATGAGAATTTTGAGACTATTATTCAACAAGATAATTTACAATTATTACCTAATTTATATGTGAAAAACAAATTATTAGCGGGTGCTGAATTGGTAGATTTAAATATTTCTGCAAAAATGAAAAAACTAAGAGATAGTTTGTTGACAGAAAAAAAAGGTAAACGTTTCATTTATTTTGCAAATAGCACAATTGGATCGGTGGTTATAAGAAGTATAATGTATGCTAATGGTATATCTGAATTCGGTAAAGAGTTGGTTGAAAATCCTATTTGTATTAATTGTTTTTCGAAAAAAAAATGTGTTAACTGCGCATATATGAGATTTTGTATAATAACTTCGAAAGAAATTTCTAAAAATTATAGTATATCAAATTTATTAGATATTTATAATAATGAATTAAATGATGATGGAAGCAATATTTTAATATTATTTGGATCTAAAATAATATCTGAAGCATATACACTACGAAATGTTATGGATATATGGTTTTTAACTGTTCCAGAAACGATATCGGAATTAAAACAATGTATTGCTAGAGCTGTTAGATCATTTTCTCATAAACAATCAAATGTAGAAATAAGAATAAATTTATGTATAGCTATTCCTAAACTTATAAAAAAAATATCATCTAAATCATATACAGATAATTTATTAGATGAAATAAAACAATTAAAAACTGTTTTGAGTGATGATGAAAAAACTATATTATATTCTAAATTTGAGAAAAGACTTAATGAAGATAAAAATTTGACATATGATATTAAAAAACAATTATATTTAGAATTAAAATCAGAAAAATCTAAAGTAGCAGATAATATTTTTATAAAATTAAGTGAATTATATAATTCAATGCCAAATAATGTTATGTTAGAAATTTTGGTAATAGAAAAATTAAGAAGATATAGTTATATTTATGAAGAATATACTATTGAACAATTTATTAAATTTATATTTGAAAAAACTACAAATTTAAAAATTTTAAAATCAGAAATACTAAACTATATTAAATCAGCAGTTGATAATTCTTTAATTGTATATAATAAAAATTTAAAATCAAAATGCTATTTGTATAATATCGTAAATGATATTATAATATGCGTTCCTATAAATTTGTCATATAATGATTTTCTTATAAAAATAAATTTTGAATAATTTATAATACATTATATGTTTACTAATTAATATTTTTTGGTTATATTATAGTAATCTTTGGTTATTATATTAAAATTAATTATTTTTTTTGGTATATTATAACACATTAATAATTTTTAATTAAATTTATAATCTTTGGCTAAATTATAATAAATCGATAATAATTTACTAATTATCATTATGAATATCAATCATATGGTTTAATATTATATATAAATTATATTCGTGTGGAATTTTGGACAACATTGTTTTAAATTTTTCATTATTAATAATAAAATCAATGATAGTTTTTTTTTTTAATTCATGTTCATGTTTCAAATTAATATCTGTAATTTGATGTTCCAAATCAATATCTGTATCGTTATATTTCAAATTAATAGCTGTCCATAACATTGAAAATATAATTTTTAATAAAAATATATTGACATATTCAGTATATTTATCGTATAATTTAAAATTTTTTATAATCAAATCAAAATATTTTGTAAAATCATCTATAATTATATCAAAATATTCTGTAAAATCATCTATATTTTTATCAATTATATAAAATAATAATTTAAAAATATTATTAAACTGTATTAATTTAGTTTTAAAATTATAATAAGATACGCTATCATATGGCTTTAAATAAATTATATATTTACATGATTCATCTATAAATGAATGTAAAAAATTTAAATAAGCATCACATGATACATTCTTAATATCCATACTAATAATTTTAAAATTATTAATATTTTTATTAAATATATGTTTGTACATTGGAGTATCTAGTATTGTATATTTAATATTGCCATTTTTCATATTAATTTTTAAATAATCAAGTAAATCAATTTGATAATTTTTAGATATCTTATCGGCAGAAGTATAATGTTCTAGTTCATGTAATTTTATATCATAATCTTCTAAATCATCAATACTATTTGTCACATAACCACCGACTAAAGAATAATTTACTAATGTATCAAGTAATTTAATATATAAATTTTCTAAATTATTATCAATTTCACTCATATAATCGTCATCAAAAATATTATTTGATAATTTTTTTAATTTTTTATTATAATAATCTAATTCTTTATTATTCATAAAATAAGAAATTATATGTAAAAGTTATTCTTTGAATCTGTAAATATTTAATTATACCAATAACGATATAATGAAGTAATATTATAGAATTTTATTTCATAAAACAATTTAAATATCTAATATTTTAATTTAAACATTATTGAATATATAAAAATAATAAAAAATTTTAAACTTTGCACGTTTATTTTATATTAATAAGGGCTAGTGTAAAAATTATAAATATAGCCAAAAAAAATTAAATTTTATTACGAAGTATATAAAAATAATTAAAAAAAAATTATTTATATTACATAAAATTTATAGTCTTACCATAATCATAATACAAGCTTATTTGTAATATTAATAGTATATAGTTTAAAAGAATTAAATATTACATTATTCGCATAATAATATTCTGATTCAAATTTAAAATATTGACAACATATCCTTTAATTTTAAATTATATGTTAATATAATATTATTTTTTTATAAACGCGTGTTCAGAAATTATTAGTATTCAAAAGAATTTAATTTAAATAAATATTTAAATAACCATATTAATAATATTCATCAACTACAAAAATTTTAAATGCAATATTTGCAATAAAAATTTTAAATTATATTATTATTTAAAAAATATTTGAATGTAATATGTACACTAAAAGTTATAGACATAAACAAAATTTAATATTAAATAACAATTAAAAATTATGTAATAAATTCAGAATACAAAAATTTTTTAATAATATTGTAAAAAAATAATAAAAATGTCAAAATCAGAATTAACAAAAAAATAATAAAAATCTTAAATCAGCATTATATAATTCGATAATGTGTAACAATGAATAAGGTTTATATGGTTATAAGTTTGAATTATAATTTAAATTTAGATGATAAATATGAACAAGAATTGATTAAAACTTTAAATTCAAATGATCAATACATAATTAGCTATCGTTTTAAAGATATAAATGATACTAATAAATTCCTTTTAAAATATAAAAAAAAGTGTAATAATAAGATTTCTCAATCAAATTTCAAGTATAAGTACTCATTATTAAAAACATGCTAATATGTATTGTGTATTTGACCTACACATTTTAAAATTACAAATTTACATCAAATTATAATAAACACTATTTCTTTTTTAATAAATTTAAATATTTTTTTTACATTCTTTACCAAATCTTATATGATTTTGTAAATTTTTTCATTATTTTTATTACACAAATAAGTATGTATAGAATATAAAACATAAGTAATAATTAATTTATATTTATTTGTTTTAATATAATATTTATATTTGAATTTTTTAATATAGATATGATGTTTTTAAAAATTATCAATTATTATTTTATAGTTATTTTTATATTTTTAATACCAATATTGACATTGCGTAATATTTTATAGTAAGGTTTGTTTGTATATTTATACTTATTTGCTGAAATAATTTTAAATTTTACAATTTTATAGCTAAAATATATTTATTTTAGATATATATTAATAAAAAATGCACAATGTCAATATATAATTTTTTCAATAAATAGTCAAAATTATATATCATTATTATTATTTTCTAATTTCATTATTTTTGTTAATAAAATATGTGTTACATCCATGACTAATATTATAGAATTATATTCCTTAACTATATTATAACAATATTTTGTATAAGAATTTAAATATTTAATATATTCAATAACTACTTTTTTAAATGAATATACATCGATTAATGTTGAATCAGTACTATCTATATAATCACATATTTCATACATTTTATTGTTTAAATAATATTGATGAATGATCGGCCATTCTTCAATCAAGCCCATATTTTTATTAATTGTAAAATTTTTATTTAAATTATTATTTGATATATAATTTTCAAAATTTTGTATCATACTATTCAATTTTGTTTGTTCAAATATATTTTTTGTTTTAAAAAATTTTTCTTCATAATAATTTATATCATAATTAAAATGAATCAATATTTTAATAAAATTATTATATTCTGGAATAATTTCATTTAATTCCAATGAAACATATCCATAAATCATATTATACTTTAAATTTTTTTCACTAAAATTTTTAAAATTAAAAACTATAGTTTTACGTGAAAAATATAATTTAACAATCAATTCACGTTTATTTTGAACATTTAAAGTAGTTCCATATTTAATATTTAGCACTTTAAATTTATTATTTGGTAATCGATTAATTGTTAATTTAAGTGCTTGTTTATCTTCATTATAAATAACTTTTTCATTATTATAAATAATTTTTTCATTATTTACACAAATCATATTATAGTACATTATGATTTAGCAAGATAATTTATTAATATTATTTATATTTCAATATTATTTTAAATAAAAACTTAATATATTATAATGTTTATAATTTTTAATTGATAAATTTGAAAATATTTATTTGTAAAATATTAATTTTTAAAATTTTATTAATTTTTAGAATTTTTATGAAATATTGTTTTAAAAAATTTTCTACATTTATATTTAAAACAATCCTTTTTATAATTAACGCATTTACACATACAAACACTAAATGATTTACATTTTTTACAAGCCATACCATCAACTTGATCATGATTATTCCAAAATTTTAAACATTTTTCATCACAACAAAATTTATAAGCATAACTATCTTGTGAGTTTACATTTATATTTTTATTATTATTAAGTTGTTCAATACGAAGTTCAATAGAATTACGTTTTGGTTTTTTATTGCAAATAGGTTTAGTTTCACAAGCTTCGTTTGTAAATAGATCACCCATTTTTAAAATTTAATTGCAAATATTTGCAATAAAACAATTACATATTCTTTTATTTTATTTCAAAATTTATATTATAATTATTTTTAATATAAAAATATTGAAATATTATTATATTTAAATGTTTTTAAAATACTAAACCATTTTTAAATATGCATTTATTAAAAAAAATATAAATAAAACAAATATAAGTAAAAAAAATATAATTACGAAAAATATAATTACGAAAAATATAAGTACAAAAATATAAATAAAACAAATATAAGTAAAAAATATACACTTAATTAATAAATTAAAAGATCGAGATGCGGAAATACATTATTTAAATTATGAACTAAATGATAAAAAATATAAAATAAAAGAGCTAACTGATAAAATATTATCATTATCAAATCATATAGCAGTAGAAAAGTTAAATAATAAAATATATAAATTACAAAAATGAATATATTATTATAACACATAAATTACAAAATAAAATTACTAGTTACGATAACGTAATATGTAAATTACAAAAAGAAATAAATAAAAATAATAAAGATTTTGCATGTAAAATATGTTATGGAAAAAAATTAGTGTGATATGCGATCCATGAGGCCATACATTTTGTGAAAATGTATTAATAAAATTTCATTATGCGCATTGTGTAGAAAAAAATTGAATATAAAAAAATATATTTTTCATAAATTCATATAAAATTAATTTTTTTAATTATATTTTTAACATGTGCTAATTTTAAAATAAATTTCATATAATTCATTATTATATAGATTTAATATATATAGTATATATTTAAAATAGCATTTTGTTTTGTTATTTAATTATATACAATAATAAATTACTAATTTTTTATTTTTTTATATAAAAATACCATCTTTTTTTATAAATAAGAAGTACTTAATTAATGCATAATTTTATTATTATTATATTTTACACATATAGCATTTTTATTTTACTGAATATCAAATATCGATTTACTTTTTAGTATAAATATTATAATTTATAAATTGTCCCAATGGAATTTTTTTATTATTTATTATGTTATTATGGACTTTATAATTTGGTTTCTTTATAAAAGAATTTTTATTTAATTCTAATATTCCTTGCTCATTATATTTTTTAATTTGTGTTTTAGTTAAATATAAATCTTTATACATTTAACTACTATAATTTTATTTTAATTATTTTTCAATTTTAATACAATTATAATAATCTAAATATAAATAATACTAAATTTTAAGAATTTTTTTTTTAATAAAATAAAAAATGTATAGGTAAAGTGAAATATTTTTTAAAATATCATTAAAAACTTATATTATATAATATTTATTAATTATAAAATGATACATTATTAAAAAATAATTTTTAATATAACTTGGGATTAATATTTTGTAATTTATTATTTATTGTCAGTAATAAAAAGTCATATTTGATATAAAAAATTATATTACATTTATGTTTTATATGAATGTAATATATTGATGTTTAATGTACTCAACTACTCTACTTTATTATTTGATCATGTATGCTTTATTCAAATGTTTAAATAACATTTTTAAATTTGCCAAATATATTTGACAAATTAACTGAATCAATTGATTTATTATTTGAAACAATCTGCATAAGTTTTTATATTACTCATTATAGATTGGTACTCAGAATACATTTTATCTTTATTTATAATTTCATTATTCATGATCATATCTGATTCTACACGCCAAAATAGATATGTCTTTTCCAGTTGCATAATTTTAAATAAATTTTTCCCGACATCTTTATCGTTATTTAATTCAATCATTAACGCATCTCTTTCAGCTAATTTTTTTAACCAGGTTTTTTTATCGACAATTGGACCCATAGCGCCACACTCATTAGTTTATATTTTTTTTTCAAAATAGTATAATTAAAAATGAATATTATTGTAAGAAAACATAAGATTTATCTAATTCTTTTATATAAATTTTACAAATATCTAATTTATCATTATAAGCAATACATTGAAAATTATATGAAAAATGTTTAGTGTAATCATAACCAATATCGAATAATTCTTTCCATATTGCATATTTGTTTTTTTCATTATCTTCCAATATTCTCATATAAACAAAATTCATTACGTAATTATATTCGTAATTTGAATTATGTATAAAATTATCTTTTTTAACATTCTTGTTTAGAGTAATACATTTCATTTTTCTACTATCATTAACAGTATTAAAAGATTATATTTTATTTCATTTTACTAATATTTATATTACAGATTAACACACTATAATTATATTTATTCATTTTTATATTTAACAATTCTTTACAACAAATTTTAAAAATATTTTTAAATTTATTATCGTGTTCTTTTTATATTTTTATATATTTAACAATTTTTATAATTAAAATATTTAAAATAACATTAATATTAAATTTTTAAAAAAAAATAAAATCTTCTAGTGTGAAATAATAAATTTATATTTTATATTTCTATAAATAAACAATTATATGTTATTCGAGTAATATAAAGTTTTAAAATTTTTTACACTTCATTGTGTTAAAAAAATATTTTATTTTTTTAATAAATATATTTTGAAAAAAGAAAAATTATATAGTAACCGCTTTGTAATAAATTTGTTGCTAGATTATAAATTGAAAATTTTATAAACTAATATTTTGTATTGCATTGCAGTTAAAATAAAAAATTGTAATTTAAAACTAAATTAAAATGGTCGAAAAAAATCATCAAATCATCTTAATAATTTAAATTTAATTTATTCATTAATTATTTATGTGGCGAATGTAAATTGCGAAGCGACGATTGGTGTTTTGAAAAAATATTTTGAAGACTGCGGAACCATTCAACAAGTAACAATTTTAATTCATAAAAAAAATCATGAATTTACATATAGATATGCCTTTATTAAGTTTACATCAGAAGAAGCTGTTAAAAATGCAATTACTAAAAATAATACCAAATTTATGGAAAAAAATTTATGTTACGCCGAAAAGAATTAATATTCATACTGTATAACTAATACTAAAAAATAAAATCATAAAATAAATTTGATAAAAATATTAAATAACTTAATTGTTAGTTATATATTATTAAAATATTTACCTGTATAATCAAATTATTACATAGTCAGCTAAGATTTATTCACAATCTAATATATTATTTGAATCTAATATATCATTCACAATCTAATATATTATTTGAATCTAATATATTATTTGAATCTAATATATTATTTGCAATATTTTTTATTCAAATTATTTTCAATAACTACGTCAAAAGTACTATAATAATAAATTTAAATTTTTATAAAATAAAATAATATATTAATTATTTATTAATAATTTTATATTATTAATATCGCAAATAAATTTAGATAACCAATAATAAAATGATGGATACATATATGGAATAATTACACTTAATATTTCATATAAACAATTTATCAGTATCAGTTTAAACAATATATCACAATTTTTAATAAATCTTAATATAGACGGGTTATTACGAATATAATTTTCATTATACAAATTATATAACATTCCATAAATAATTCCAATATCAAATTTTAAATCTTCAATATTATAAATATTATTAATTAAATCCATTTTTGTTTTTAACGAATCATGGATTTCTATGCCGAAATATGTGTTTATATTACAATCTATATTATTAGAATTTATAAGTGATGATATGTATGTTACATAATCATGTATGAATCTAAAATAAAATTCTTTATAATTATAATAATTATATTTTGAAACTGAATAACTCATTTTATTGTTTATTATAATATTTAAATTTAATTTTTATACACCATTTATAAAATACACTAATATATCAGTATTTTTTCAATTTTAATTTAATAAATAACTATTATAATAAATTTTATAAATATAAAATTTTGAAATATAATTATATAAAAAAAAATTAATCACTGTTGATTTATTTTAAAATGATTTCTCCAGAAGTTAGATTGATTAAGTTATATGAAGATAATAATAAAATATTATTTTATCAATATGGAAATATTAATGATAATGCTAAATATTATATATTTAAATTATCTGCAATACTTAATTACACTGAAATATTTGAATATTTTATAAATAAAAATTTTTATTTTAGAGAAATAGAAATGTTTTGTTGCTACGTAGATAATATAAATATTTTAACATTAGTATATAAATATAATACGAATATAATATGTATAGAATGTTTTGATAAAATTAAAAATATTATTTAATTATATAAATTGTAATTATTTTTTATTAAAAATTAAATTAAAATCAAACATGTAAATCGATAATCTAATTAATAATTGAATTAAAAAATTAAAATGTAATTAAGTTTTAATATTTATAATATTACTTCCATTCTATTTTTTTAAATTTATAATTATAACATAAATTAATATGTTTAACGAATATACATTTATCTTTATCAGGATCTTCAGCTCTTTCTCCAACACTACAATATATTTGTTCACAATCATTTTTTGATCTACAACAATTTTTATCAATCTCTGGACATTTACACATATTACCATTTTTACTCATAACACCACCGTTAGGTCCGCAAATTAGTTTACAAATTTGTATTATTTTATGATCAATATTAATTAATTGAGTGTTTGATTCAATAGGTAATTCAGTTTTACATTTACAATGTAAATCTTTATCGCAAATAATTTCACATATAAATTTTAATTCAATTAAAGGTTTTGGTATTTGATATTTATTATCAGTAAACAATTCTTCAAAAAATAATTCAGCACATTTACAATTATTATCAGATAGACAAATTATCTTACATAAAGATTCAATTTTATTACTAAAATGTTTTTGGATAGAAGATGATATATAATCTGTATTATAATCATTTATAAAGAAACCAGATGATGATCTTGAATTTCTAAATACTAAAATTGGCGTTGTTTCTAATTCTTTTATCATTCCATCTGCTTTAGTTATATTATCTATCAATAAATATTGAATAGAATAACATCTATTAGCTGATTCTATAAACACACAGTCTTTTTTAGCATCCATTAATGATGATGACCATTCTTCATTACAATAATTTTTTATACAATCATCAATATTTTCGCAACAATTATTATCTTCATGAATACATTTACACAATATACCATTATCAATATCTATATAATCAATAGATGTTTTCATATCATGCAATTTACATTTTCTTTGACAAAATGATAATTTTAATATATTATCATCAATAACTATATTTGCTTTTATAAAATCATTAGCGCAAATAATTGCTATAAATAATATGTAAAAATTCATTTTTTTTTAATTATTTAAGAAATTAATATAACATAACTATAATTTCAATAATTATTTATAAATAATTTTATTATAATATAATTTCTTGTTGTAATATTTTAGGTAGTTGACGTATCATTATTTTATTAATTATTATATTTTTAATACATAATTTTTTAAGACTAATAGGATTATATATCGATTGTTTATTTATAATTTTTTTATAACAACATTTATAATTTTGATCTCTACAATTTTTACAATTTGAAATTTTAATATTTTCATATAATAATGTTAAATTATCTATATTATACAATTTTAATTTCATTTTATATATAAAAATATGTAAAGCATATTTTAATATGATTTTATGGTATCTATTTAATATATTTTATTAATTTTTTCACACATATCATTTAAATTCAATATGATGACACATATATTTTGTAAATAATAATTTGTAATAAAATTTTTCATTGTATATATTGTATTTAAAAATTTTATGTGGTAAAATTTTTACAAATAATATCACATTGTTTATCAATGCACATATGCTTTTATAAATATTTATTTTTTATTAAATTGTTTATTACATACAAAATATTCAAATTTTTTTACACGTATTTTTTTTATGTATTCTAAAACATTTTTTATTAGTAAATTTTTTTTACAATTTTCATATTCAAATTCTGTTTTAGTTAAATGTTTTTATATGCTGAATAAAAGTGTATTTATTTGAAATTTTTACATCACATTTATCGCATTCATATTGTTTTAAACATTCTATTGATTCAAATTGCTTAGTGCAAATTTTACAAATATATATTTTATGAATATTATATAAATGATAAGTTAAATTACATTTATTAATAAATTTTTTATTACATATATAACATTTAAATTTACGATTATAATCATATGTTATTTTATGGGTTTTTAACTTATAGTTGAAAACAAATGAGATATTACAGATAAAACATTTTTTAGATTTATGTATATGATGTTTTAAATAAACAGATGTCGTAAATTTTTTATTACAAATTTCACATATAAATAATCTTATATTTTTGTCTATATGTTTTTATGTCTTAATAAAGAATATTGATCATTGATTTTTTTTTAATACAATTATTATAATCACATTCAAATTCTCGCAAATTATTATGATTTAGTATGTGATTTTCTAAGTGAGTATGTTGCGTATATATTTTATTATAGCAAATATAACATCTATACTTTTTGATGTCTGATTTTTTATATGTTTTATTATAACATTTCTTTTATTTAATTTGTTTACTACAAATATTACATTCAAAGTTTTTATGAATTTGCAAATGTTTTTTAAAATATCATCTACTGTAATTTTTTTTGTTACGTATATGACATTTATTAATTTTTTTATTAATATTTTTATACGTAGTTATATTATTATCACAAATAGGTAATGTTGAAACAATACGTAATTTTTCTTCGTGTTTAATATATAAATTATTATCATATTCTATTTTTTCTTCCTAAATACATGATTTAGAAACTTCATTTTCTTGTTTGATATTTATTTCAGACATTGTGAAAAAAATAATCATTTTTTAACTATACTATTTCAATACAATATAAATTTATATTATTAAAAATAAATAATAATAATCTGATAACATAAATATTTTTAATAAATTATATATTATATTAATTATTATGAAAAATAATATAACATATATTATATAAATATGGATGGAATTATTTGGTTTAATGATACAAAAATATTATTTAATGATATTCAAAAAATACCATATAAATTTCAAATAAATCCAAATGAATCTTTTTCACAATTTCCTATAATAAAAATGTATTTATCATCTGAATGGAAATATCGTATTGATGAAAATTTAAATGTAACTATTGAACAATTTTGTTATAATTCAAAATCAATTATTCGTGACATTTATATATTTACATTTAAAAAATATTTGGCATACAGTGATCCTGTATCATGTGAACTTATGAAAACTACATATGCAGAATTAGATATTTATGAATTTTGGAAAAATACTTTGATAGAAAATGAGAATTTTGATAAAGATGGGTTTTATGATTATCATTATTTTAACAGTAAACCCGATATAAATAATAATTACACATCAGAATATATAATATATTTTAATAATATTTCAGATTTAGATGATAACACATTACGTATTAAAACTTGGATAAACAATTCAATTAAAAAACTAAAAGAAAAGAAAAAAATATACTAAATAAACTAACTAAAATATAAATTAGTATTTTATATAATCATATTATCATTTATAAATTAACAATATAAATTTAAAATGTTTTTAATTATTTTTTATTTGTATCTAAAAAAATTAATTATTATTTAATTATTAATGTGATAATAATTAATTAATGATTTAATATAGTTACTTATATCTCGCATATAATATATAAAATTGATAATTTAAATACATATTAAAATAGTAATCCTACATAAATTGTTTATTATTTAACCATAAATTTATTACAATCAAGTCATGTAATAACAACGTGTTTACTTCGAGGTTATTATAAATCATAAAAAAATTAATAAAATAGATAATAAAAATATATGTATCGCATATCATTATTAAAAAAATTACCTAATTGTGAATTTGTAAATAAATTATATAACAATTCGTGTCAATAGATTAAGTATATGTATATAAATTACATAACTATATTAAATAAAATAATAAGTTTGATAAAATAAGTATACGTAATTATTTTAATAAAAAAACATATCTTATATGAAATAGTAAATAAAAAAATATAAAACTTATACCTATATTATTATCAAAATTTAAAAAGGTATTGAAATAAAAAATTTAAATAATATGATAAATAAAGTAAAAAATACAATTATTTGTAAAATATGTAATATTAAAAATATTAATATTTTATTAATTCCATGTAGTCATTTAATATGTTGTACAGATTGTTATGATAAATTACAAGATGTCAAATGTCCAGTTTGTAAAAATGATATTGTTAATACAATGAAAATATATATAATTGTATATTGATTTTTTTAATATGTTTTATGTATAAATATATACATTTTTTTTTAAAATAAAATTAAAAAAATTAAATAAATTAGTTTTATAATATATATTATCTACATGTATTATAAGTTAACTATTTATATTTTTTATTATTAAAATATATAAATTATAAGATATTTATTTTAAAATATTGAAAAAATATAATATAATATAGTATTTTATAATAATAAATAACTATAATAATTAAATATTTAAAAATTTTAAATACAATTAATCGATATTTATAAAATTTAAAAATGAATTCATCTTATTTTAATAATCAAAATAATTTATCACATATATATAATATAGAAAATTATGTCAATAATTTTAATTTTAACACATCTTTGTATAACAATATTATGTATAATCAATATTGTGAAAATTTTAATATTAAAAAAAAAAATTTATTTGAATATATTTGTAAAATTAATAATTGTAATAAAATATTTGATACTAAAACTTTATTAAATAATCATAAAAAAACGCATAAAAAAGATATTTATAATTTAAAATTTTATAAAAATGATGATTTAAAATTTCAAATAAAATTATTATGTAAAGTAAGAAATTGTAATGTATTTTGTTATACTATTTCAGATTTTTTAAACCATAGATTTATACATAATGTAGGATATACATGCTTATGGAAAGAATGTGGTAAAATATTTTATATAAAAGATTTATATATAGATCATTTAGATGTTCATAAAATTAAAAAAATAATTATATGCCCTAAACAAGAATGTGGTAAATGTTTTAGCGATAAATATATCATATTTGATCATTTAAATACGCATATTGATAATAAATTATTATACACATGCCCATTTAAAAATTGTTCTGCAGAAATAAATACTAAAGATAATTTAATAAATCATGTAAGTACAACACATACCTAATTTATATTTATTATTTGAATAAAAAGTTTAAGAATTTAAAAAAATAATAAAACTATTGTTTTTTTAACTAATATTTTAACATTATACCAATATTATACAACATTACATTAACATTATATTAGCATCATATTTTTAAAATTTTATAATTTTATTATATATTAATTATTTATATAATTGAATGATTATACTATATAAATGTATAATTTTAAATTATAACTTTATATTTATTTAGATTTTTATAAATACCATTATCCACTATCATTAATGTCATCATTGGCATTATCATCATTATCATTTTTATTTTCATCTTCAAGTTTTTTTATTTTTTTTTTATTGATATTGTAACAAGTTTCGGTGTTTAAAATTTCATCTATTTTTCTTTTATTGATATTGTAAGAAGTTTCAGTGTTTAATAATAATGAATTAGGATTTAAATGATTAGCATTTGATTTAGAAATATTTTGCGTATATATATTATTAGATGGTATATATAATTGGTTATAACTTAAACCATTATTATCATTTCTTTTAGAAATATTTTGCGCATATATATTATTAGATGGTATATATAATTGGTTATAAGTTAAACCATTATCATCATTTCTTTTAGAAATATTTTGTTTATGTATATTGGTTTGTAGTTGATTAATTTTATGTTTTTCAACAATATATGTATCATTAATATATTTTATTTTATAATCTTTTACTGTTTCTAATTCATGTAAACTATGTGCATATAAACAATTCATATAATTTTTACATATCGATTTTTTCACAAAAGAAACACACATTTGTGTTTTATAATGTAAGTTAGTAGATCCATTCACAATATTATTTAAATATGTATCATTTTGCATTACTGGATAATCAAAATTGTTTACATTCATAGTTAGATGTTTTTTATAAAATATTTATATTATTATATATAATTTAAAATTTTTATATATAATTTCAAATTTTTATATATAATTTTAAATTTTTATATACTATTATAAATATTTTATAAAATAAAATACAATATAAAAAATTAGTAATATATTAATAATAATTAATTTGTTAATAATATTTTAAATATACATAATTCAAATTAATAAAATTTATATAATTTGAATATAGTATTGATTTATTACAATTAGTACAAATATCTTCATAGTTAGATTCTTTAGTCACCCATTTATTTAATAATATGGGAATATTGGTGTTAGTCCCTTCTTTTTTACCCCACAATCGACGCACATAACACATTTACATTTTGAAAATTTAAAATAACAAATGTTATATAATACTATTATAATATTTTTCAATTTTTTTTTATGTACTTTATATTTAGTTATTAAAAATGGGATATATTAAACTTGTTAAAATGTGAGTATTTAATATTTTATAAATTTAAAAATCATAATTGTGAATGATTATACAAAAAAAATGGATATTGTTTATTTGTAAATAATATAACATGTCATAAGAAGATTGAATTTGATAACTAGATGAAGTATCTCTGCTTTACAGACCATCACGACTTCGTTGTCCGAGACTCTTCGAGTCGACAAATACACTTTGCGTGACTATATTTATCATAATTAAAAATTAAATCGTCAATTTACTATTATAATTAATAATATAATTAATTATTTTAATTAAAAATTTAAAAGATAATAAAATTTTATTCTTAAAAATTAAATTTATATAAATATATTACAAAATATTTAATTTATGCATTTTACATTTAGTATGTTTTAATAAATTAGTCGAGTAATTAAAATTTATATTACAAATAAAACATTTATAAATATAATTAAGTTTATGACTTTTTATATGTTGTTTAAAATTTAAATATTTATTAAATTTTTCACCACAAATATTACATTTAAATATATGATTATGAATGTTTTTCATATGTCTTATTAAAGAATAGTTACAACTAAAATTTTTAAGACAAATAATGCATTCAAATTCACTTTCGTTATTATGAATTTTTATATGCTGAATCAAATTATATTTACGAGTAAATTTTTTATTACATATACAACATTTAATTAAATATTTATGAATAATCATGTGATTTATTAAATCAAAATTATAATTAAAAATTTTAAAGCATATACTGCATTGATGCGTTTTATTTATATTATTTAATTCTATAATTTTAAATTTAGGAATTTTTATTTCATTAGACATAATAAAAGTGGCATATATTTTTTTTAATATTTATGTTTTATTTTATTTTATATTTCATTATTTATAAATAAAATTTAATAAATTATTTATATAAAATATTATAAAATATATTTAATATTTTTATTATAAAAAATTTTCTTTGAATATATAATAAATCATATTTTAGAAAATTAAATTTTAAAATATTTTTGTATATAGTTTAAACATTATTATGACTAATTATATCATTTTAATATTTATAAATAAAAAAATTATTATTTAATATTTATCAATCTGTAATAGTTATTTCATTATCAAACAATTTTAAATTAGATAATATATTTTCATATGTATATGAATATAAAAAATAATTTTTAATCATACATTGTTTATTTTTTAAAATAGAATTTATATCTGGAAGTAACTCTTTAAATGTAAATTTAAAACCTAATAATGGAACATCATTATTTTTTTTAAACGTATATATAAAATTTTTAGTTTCTTTATTATATGTTTTAAAAATGTGACAATAAGTAATTACTGAAAAATCATCAATATTTATAAATTTAAAATCAATATCAAATAAAGAATTATAAATTTTTGGAATAAAATTAAATTCAAGTAATTTTGATTTTAATATATTAATAGTTTTTGTATTTATATTACGAGATATATGTGTATGCGATATCATATTATAATAATCAATATCTTTTAATATTATATAAATGACATTATTTTCTACAATTTTAAAATAAAATTCACATGATATATTAATATTATATATATCTATTAATGAAACATTATCAATTTTTGGAATAAAATTAAACTGAAATAATTTTGAATATGATAAATTATGTTTATTTTTAGTATTATCTAAATTTATATTACGAAAATTATATGTGCATGTTATAATATCTAAACGATTAATATTTTTTAATACTTTAACAATAATATTATTTTTTTCAATTTTAAAATAATCTTCATACGATATATTCATATTTATTAAATATATAATAATTTTACTAATAATTTATTAATTTTCATATTTTAATAATAGGTTATGTGTTTTTTTTTGAAATAATAATATAATAATATAATGTTTACGTGATTATTTATGTCAAAATGTATAACCACGAATGCTGTTACCATAATTGTAATAATCCAAGACATTATTTTATAAATAATAGATATGATGATTATATAAATCATATTAATTTAGAATATCAATCAATATATAACCAATCATATCCTCAATTTAAAAATGATGCTTATATTCAACCATATACACGTCAAATATCTTACAATTCTGAAAATTATCAATCAAGTAATTATCGTATATATACTAATTCACCATATATTTCAAGAAGATATTGTAATTCATATTGCAATAATAGAAATTATAAAAAAATACATTCTTTAAATGAACCATATTTAATTAATCAAAATTTAATAAATACTGAATATAATCAACGTCATATTGATAATTTTCAGATGCATCAACCTATTACTAATGTAAATACATATCAAAATAATAATAATTTAACTAATCAACGACCTATTAATACAGAAAATAACCAACGGTCTATTAATTCAGAAAATAACCAACGGTCTATTAATACAGAAAATAACCAACGGTCTATTAATACAGAAAATAACCAAAGGCCTATTAATACAGAAAACAATAATCAGCAACCTATTAATACAGAAAACAATAATCAGCAACCTATCAATTCAGAAAACAATAATCAGCAACCTATTAATGCGGAAAATACTAACCAACAACCTATTAATGCGGAAAATACTAAGCATCAAATTATAAATTATAAAAATCCACAGCATCAAAATAATCAACAAAATACTAATTACGCATCTAATTATCCTATAAATTACGAAACTAATCAACAACATAATAATCAATATTATAATCAATCTATGAATTACGGGACTAATCAACATAATACCAATTACAGATCTAATCAACATAATATTAATTACGGAACTAATCAAGCTATGAATTACGGAACTAACCAACATAATACTAATTACGGAACTAATCAAGCTATGAATTACGGAACTAACCAACATAATACTAATTACGGAACTAATCAAGCTATGAATTACGGAACTAACCAACATAATACTAATTACGGAACTAATCAACCTATGAATTACGGAACTAATCAACCTATGAATTACGGAACTAATCAACCTATGAATTACGGAACTAATCAACCTATGAATTACGGAACTAACCAACCTATGAATTACGGAACTAATCAACCTATGAATTACGGAACTAACCAACCTATGAATTACGGAACTAACCAACCTATGAATTACTGGACTAATCAACATAATACTAATTACGGAACTAATCAACAACATAATAATGGAACTAACCAACCTATGAATTACGGAACTAATCAACAACATATTAATCATGGAGCTATCCAACCGCATAATCAGCAATCAACCAATTATGTTACCAATAATACACCAATCATACCGGAATCTTTTAATCATGAAATTAATCAAGAACAAACTAATTATGAAAAATTTACAGAATGTAATTATTTAACAAATTATATAAATTTATAATTCTTCTATTATCAAATATCCTTCAGATCCCAATTGAAAACTTCCGCCACTAAATGAAACCACTCTTATACTAAATTTAAGATAATTATTTATATTTAATAATTCAACAACACTTGTCACAGAAGAAGGTTGTAAACTGGTTAATATTAATCCTTTAGGGCCATATGTATGTGAATTAGTACTATCATTATAAGTTCTAAATACCATACTTCTATTTGTATCATTAACAATAGGTGGTGGTGAATAAGAAATTTTAATAACTGTTTTTTTGGTAGAAGTTACTTCGTAGGAAGACAATGCATAACTAACTTTTATATTATCAGAATAAGAAAATGCTTGTAATGATGGCCCAAAATATATCTTTGTACCAATCGCATTAATAGTATTTGAAATTCCAAGTGAGTGTGGAGATATCATAGCTAAATATTTTGATTTCGAAAACTTTATATTTTCATTATCTACATACTTTTTATTAACTAATTCATTAACATCATCAAAAATATGATTTTTATCCATTATAATTTTACTATTCGCACCCATTTCATTTTTAATATCGGTTTTTAAAAATTTAGTAGCGTCTATTCTAGTAATTGATCTATTTACAATTTGTTCTACATTATCAACAGTAGTGATATCATTTTGTGTTAATGGACTATAATTTTCAAACATAGTTATTCTAGAGCCTAATTTCATTTCATTATTTCCAGATAATCGTAAATATCTAGCATCTGTAACTGCTAAGTTTTTACTGATTTCAATCCATCTATTTGGCTTTATATTAAAAATAAAAGCTCTTCCGTTATTATCAGAATCAGGATCGTCGCTAACTATATAAACATCACCCTCATTTAATATATCACTATCTGTATTTATTAACTTATCTAAAATTCCAGTAAACACCCTTCCTATTGAAACAGATACATTTCCATTGTTATCTGGAGGCATACCATTTACCGTTCTAGCAACATTAGTTAATTCAAGTAAATTATTATTAAAAAAAAGATTACTTCCCAAAGAATATTCTGTTATTTTATTAGAATTGTCGAATCCCAATAAAACATTTGGAGAATTTGAATTAGCAATTTTATTTAATGTTACTACATTATCTTTAATAATTGGAGTATCCGCAGTACCAGTTAAATCACCAGATAATTTAATCAATCCTAAATTGTTAGTACTTGCATTTGTTGGTAAATTCAAATCTACATATTTTTTATTAATTAATTCATTGGGGTCTGTAAAAATATAATCTATGTCTGTTAAAATTGTACCGTCAATAGCCATTTGATTAATTTCATTTGTTTTTAAAATTATTTTATTTTTAAGTATATTGGTATTTATATCATCTACATATTGTTTATTAATTAATTCACTAGGATCATCAAAAACATGATCTTTATCTGTTAGAATTTTTCCATATTTAGTCATTTCATTTTTAATATCCGTTTTTAAAAAATTAGTAACTTCTATTCCAGTAATTGATCTATTCACAATTTGTTCTACATTATTAACAGTAGTGATATCATTTTGTGTTAATGGAATATAATTTTCAAACATAGTTATTCTAGAGCCTAGTTTCATTTCATTATTTCCAGATAATCGTAAATATCGAGCATCTGTAGCTGCTAAATTTTTACTAATCTCAAGCCATCTATTTGGATTTACACTAAGAATAAAACTTCTTCCGTCATTATCAGATATAGGATCATCACTTACTACATAAACATCACCTTCTTTCAAATTAATATTGTCAACATCTATTAAATTATTTAAAATTCCAGTAAACACTCTTCCTATTGAAATAGGTACATTTCCATTTTCTTCAGGATATACACCATTTACAGTTTTAATTATATCAGTTAATTCAAGTAAATTATTATTAAAAAATAAATTATTTCCTAATGAATATTCTGTTATTTTATTAGAATCATCAGACCCTAACAAACTATTAGAAAATTTTAAATTAGCAATTTTATTTAATGTTACTACATTATCTTTAATAATTGGAGTATCCGCAGTACCAGTTAAATCACCAGATAATTTAATCAATCCTAAATTGTTAGATGTTGCATTTGATGGTAAATTTGAATCTACATATTTTTTAGTAATTAATTCATTTGGTAAAATATGAACATGGTCATTATTCATTATAATTGACCCATTTTTATCCATTGTATTAGGAATATTTTTTAATAAAAAATTAGAAATGTCAATTTGAATATTATTAATAACAGTGTCCAGATATCGAAGTGTTATTATATCATTATCATATTCAGGATTATAATTTTTATCCATTATGATTTTTCCAGTATTAGTCATTTCGTTTTTCAAATTTGTTTTCATTAAATATGTATTATTTGTAGTATTATCATTATTATTTAATATATCAACATGTAATTTTATTACGTAAATCAAAATAAAAAGTATTGGTATAAAAAATATTAAAAATATTAAAATCATTTATTAGAATAACATATTATATTAATTATAGCTAAGTTTGTGTTTCTATTGTTCTAGATAAAGGAGACGTTGATCTATTATTTGTTTGTGTGGAATCATTTTCATTGACTTTTAGTGGTAATAAATATGGAGCATATACAGTAGTTTGTGATGGAGAAAATGGTCTAAAAATTGTTTTATGTGGAGATGTAATTATTGGATTTAATTTTTTTAATTTAATATAATATTGTATACTTTCAGTAATAGATTTTGTTAATAACACAATATTATTTTCACTAATTGCTGAAAGAGTGAGGTACTCATATTGAATGTTGACATTATTCTTCTGATTAGTTAATGTAGCCAATTTTTCATCCATTAACTTCTTAAAATCAAATTTAGTTTTTACTTCAAAAACATAAATCTTATGGATACCAATATCTATAGTAGTAAACGTTTCGGATAATTTTTTTAGTTCATCAATATTTATAAGCATCTCTTTTTTAAGTTCTCTATTCATTGCATCATCATATTGTTCTTCATTATTTTTAGGCCCACCAGGTAGCTTTAATTCTTTCTTATTTGCTGTTGTACTAACGTTAATAAATAAAAATTCTGGTTCTCTATTATTTAAAATTTTAGTATTTATTAACGCATATACTTCTTTAATATTGTTATCCATTTTTAACTATACTATTTATTATTTAATTTTTTTACAAATATTGTATAAAAATAATAAATGAAATTTAATATAAAAAATATAATATTTTAACATGATTTATTTAATAATTTTAATATTTTTTATTACATCAGTATCATGTTGTGGTGTAAAAAACATTACATTAATAGGTAATAATGCGAATTTAATTATGCATTATGAAAAATATAATATAACAACTTATATACCAGTATATAAAAATGATGAAATATTTAATATTATAGTATTATTTTATAATAAAACATCTTATAAATATATTAATATATTTAATGATAATAATAATTCGGTGGCTGAATTAAGCACACGTGGATTTAACATACAAAACCGTAATTATACATATACATATAACAATATTACAAACCGAATCGAAGAAGAATATAATTATGATGAGGAATATATTGATTCAGACTCAGATAATACAACAGAAAATTATAATAATACAATTATACCTATTGCCTACAGACACGCAAAAGATAATGTTGAACATTTTAAAACTAACAACAATGCTTTTATAAAAAATGATGACTTTGACTTAAATATAAATTTATTGACAAATTTATTGATAAATTTATATGAAAAAATAAAAATAATATACCCTATCAGAATATATAATAATGAATTACAAATAGAAAATTACGACTATAAAAAATGTAATACATCACAATATAATGAAATCAAGATATATTTACAAAATAATACAATAACAAATAATGGGCGTGTTGTAAATAATTTTATAAAAATTGATAATTTGTACAATTATATAAATAACAAAAAATATGATGTAAAATATAATAATAATAATTATAATATTCACATTTTAGTACTTATTATATTTGTTATAGTTTTTATTTGTACATTATTATATTTGCTAATTAAAAAATAATGGATATCATTCACTATTAATATGTGTTAAATAATCTATATATGGTTTAAAATTTATAGAATTTATATTTTTAAATTAATAAATATTAACAATTTCTTAATTTAAATATCATTGATATAAACGTTTACGAATACCTAATTATAAATTTTAATTATATATAGATTTTTTATCTTTTTGTATATTTAATAAATTAACACATTTCATAATGATTAATAAATAATTTTATTTACAATATTTATTAATAAACTATAAATTTTTATTAATATATGTGTTTGTAAATAATATTTTAAATAAATGAATTTTACAAATGAATTATTATTTTTATCATCATATATTCATCAGCCCATTGACGATAATTCTAAATTATTAGATAATAAAACTAGACGTTCTAATTGGTATTTTTGTATTTCTGAATATAATGATGATTTAAAAAATAAAATATTATCGGTATTAGATGAAATAATACTTGAAAATAAAATAAAATATTACTTATTTGGATATAATAAAAATACTAATAATATACATGGTATAATATATACTGGTAATACTGGTAAAAATTTTAATTATATTAATAAATTATTTAATAATTTATCTAAAAATATATATATATTATATATGATAAAAAAAATTAATATTAAAGACTTGAAAGAAATACCTAATTATGAATATATCGAAGTTGGAAATTTTGAATGTGATAATAAGAGTATTAAGTTGTGCGATATTATAAATGAAATTTTTTTAGGAAAATCAATAAACGATTTAATAAACAAAGATAAAATGACGAGATACTTAATTTTTCAAAATAAAAATATTATAGAACAATCTTTTTATAAATATCAAGAACAACAAATAAAATATCCTATTTTTTACGCATGGTTTATTGGAAATTCAGAAACTGGTAAAACATTAATGATTAATACAATTCAACAATATTTAAATTGTGTAATATATGAAATTATATATCATAATAATTATTTTAAAAATTTTGATATTAAATTATCATCTATATATAATGAATCATTTTTTTCAATGTTAAATAATCTAATTTATGAAAAAAATAAAAATTTATTATTACCATATCATCCAAAAATAATTATATTTACTTCTAGTAACGATGTACCAATTGATATTAGATATAAAATGCATTTAATATTAAAATTTAATTTTGATGCTGATAAATTAACATATCCAGGATACGATAGAGTTTACCAAAAAATAAATACAATTGGTATTCCATTATTTTTAAGTTATTATAAAAATCATTGTAATAAATTTAATATTCCTGAAGATAATATTCCAAAAAATATAGAAGCTAAAGAATATCCTACTAAAAAAGATAATAATGTAAAAATTACAGATTCTATTGTTGTGGTTTAAATATTGCAGCATCAGCTATAAATTCATTACCAATATACCATTCAATTTTATCACAAGACTTAGATATTTGCCCAATCACAATATTTTCATTTTTAAGTTCATTTCTTTTATTAGTAACTTCTATAGGAATAATTACTGGTTGTAAATTAACGAGGTCTTTTATATCATCTGGGTTTAATGAATATATTTTTGGAATTCTTTTTATAAAATCTAACATAATATTATTTGAATCTTCAGACATTATGTATTTTTTTTTTAATTTAAATTTCAAAATTATTAAATGTAAATATATATTATAATTATAAATTTTTATTTAAATATTTAAATAAATATAAATATTTTTTTTAAATTTAACATTTTAATACTTGTAAATAATTTTTACTATCAATATAATTAATAATAAATAAATGTGTGCTGGAGGCTGTGGATCAGGTTATTATGGAAACCGTTATTGTGACGGAGATTATTATGGAGGATATTATGGCAGAGGATATCCTGGATATGGAGGCTACGCTGGATACGGTGCGTATTCTGGATATGGAGGATATGGCTATGGTGGATATGGCTATGGATTATACGGCGGTGGATGCTGCAATCTTTAAATAATAATTTTATAATATAATATATTAAAATATAATTAATTAATTTTATAATGTAAAAAAGTACATATATATAATATTTAATTTAATTTTTTAAGTAATAAAAAATGTATTATAGAAGATATTATGCTGGATGCTCTGATGGAAACTACTATTCTAATTATTATGGAGGTTACAATGATTGCCACTATAATAATTATTACGATGATACTTACAACAATTATTATAATGGGGCGTATTATGGATATGGTTCTAGATTTTATGATAGAAATTATAGATTATATTAAAAAATTAATCAATATGATATAAACAACTTATTTTACCTATTTTTTTTAATTTTATCTTATCATTTTTATTATGTGGTTGAAAATATATTTTATTTGGAAAATTAGAATAATTTTTAAATATTTTACCTATATTTATAATATCATTTTCTCTATTTATATTATCGATCCATATTTGTATCGTATACTGATATTCTTTTTTTATTATTATATATATTCCATTTACCATATTTAATAAATTATTTTCAGCACCAATTAAACACATTAACATATCTATCCAATATCTATTTAAATATTTACTTGAAGTAAGCATGAATACCCATTTTCCACCATCTAGACAATCTTCCCATATAGGACTAGAATTTTTTTTAAATAACGCATAACTATCATCTATTTTTATTTCAGTAGGTAATTTTATATTATTAAATAAACTCCAAAATTCTTCAACTGTTGAAAATGTATATGCTTCTTGCAAATTACTCTTCCAAGAATTTGAGTTTTCAGATTTAACCATAGATTTTTTAGAATTATTATCATTATACCACAAAATCCAAATATCATTTAGTAAATGTGATTGTACACTTTTCATATTTCAATTATTTATTAATTAAATTTCATAAATACATTATATTTTAAATTTTTGTTTAATTTCTAAAATAACATCATTATGCGTAACTTCTTCATTAAAATTATTTATATAATTTAAAAAATATTTATTATATAATTTGGTATAATATTTTTTAATATTTGATGGATAATTAGATACGTCCAAAGGTAATTTTTTAGATTTAGTAAATGCTTTTATTTTATATCCTTTCCATCCATCAGCAGTCAATTTAACAATTTTATAATTAGTATTCCATAATTCATTTATTTCTAATACTTCAATCGTATTATCAATATCACTATTTTCATCTTTATAAATTTTATTGATATTATTTTTAGTTACATCTTTAATTATATTATTGAAATTATTTTTTGATATATTTAAATTATTAGTAACTATTCGTAAATCATCTGTTAATGTACGCAATTCATTTCTTAATAAAATAATCTCATTAACTATTTCAGAATATTTATTATCTATAGATAAATTATTAATTGAATTATTTACTTGATTATTTTTTAAACTATTTTCATAATCTAGATGCTTATTACGTGAATTTTCTGAATCAAAATTATTTATTTGTTTATTTATTTTATTTGAAGAAACATCTAAAATTGTTATTGGCGCATCTTGTTCATCATCTATTTTATTTTCTATAAATTTATTATAATTTGGTATTAAATCATGTTGTTTATTTTTATAATTTGTTTTATTTGCTAATTCATTTTTTAATGAAATATCTTTTTGTATATTTTGTTTAGAATTAATACTAATTGGCGTATCTATATTTGTTGAATTAGATAATTTATTTACAGGTAAAGTATATTCATTTGTTATAAATTCCTGATTATTATAATCATATTTAGGTATATCGTATGTATTTGTATCTGATTCATTTATTATCGGCATATATTTATTGTTATCAATTTGTTGTTTAATAGTAGAACTATTTATATTTGGAACAATATATTCATTGTGTGCTGATATATATTTATCATTATCAATTTTCTGTTTATCAGAATTAATATATTCATTTTTTATTGGTATATATTTATTATGATTTATTTGTAGTGTATCAGAATCAATATTTTGTTTGTTTATTTCATAATTAGGTGATATAAAATGTTCATTATTTAACGATTCTGTGTTATAATTTATTTTTTGATTATTTTTATCATAATCATTATCATCTATATATTTATTATAATTTAAAGATACTGATGTGTTATGTTTTATTTTTTGCAAATTATCATTGTAATTATTTGTTGGTAATGAATTATATTCATTTTGAAAATTTTTATTTTCTAAAGTTTCATTAAAATTTATTTTTTGTTTACTTTCCTTAATAATACATTGTTCATTATCAGAATTATAAATTTCCACATTTGGTTGTTTATAATTTAAATTATTTATATTCTCATCTATATTTTCTAATTCAGAATGTATAATTTTATTTTCTTTATTAATTTTATCATATACATCATTTGTCTTTATAACATTATCGAGTGCTTCGTTTGTTATATCTTCTAGTGATTTAATTATATAATCTTTTGTTATTGTATCATCATCCTTTATAGAATATTCTTTATAATATTCTGCATTATTTAGCTCATTAAATTCAGTCATTGTTTAATATTTATATTAAAAAAATTATATATTTATTGATATATTATAAAAATGAAAAATAATATTTATAAAATTAAAAAAAAATATTATATATTATTATATATGTATTACATAAATGAATTTAATTATTTCTTTACCTAACAAAACATTCAATATTTTTTTGGAAAAAGAAAATTTAAAAATGGATCGTATTAAAAAACAAATAATAAATGAATCAAATATGTGTATATTGATAGAAGAAATTTTAATAGAAAAATTAAATAATAAAACATTAAATAATGTAACATTGAATAAAAAAAATATAAAAAATTTAGAAAATAATTGTATACTAAAAGTAATCTGTAAAAATTTAAATATGGTATATCGTGTTCCGATGACTGATTATTATTTACCAATTTCTTACACGACCACCTTATCTAAAAATTTTTATAGTTATTAATAAATGAAATTATATATAAATTAATAAATGTTTAGTAATTTTTTAATAAGTTATGATGATTCATATGATCTTTTATCATTTAATAATAAATATATATACATAGATAATATAAATGTAATATTAGAAAATTTTAAAAAAATAATGTTGTTAAAAGTAATAAATTTATCAAATATATTAATATGTTACGTATATGATAATAAAGAAACAATTGTATTCGAATTATCTAATGAAATTGTATTTTCTATTTATTTAAATAATATAATTTTAATAGTAACTAAATTTAATATATTACAAGTTGATATTATTAATAAATTATACAATAATAATGAAATAATAAAAAATGATAATATAAATATTTCAAATATAACAAAATTTATAAATTTTGATAAAAATAATTTAGAAATAATTCCAAATATAGAAATAAATTTAGATATAATAGAATTAGATGATTATACAAATAATTATAAAAATATAAAATTACAAAAATATAAAAATAAATCTATAACTTGTTATTTAGATACTGAAATATTAAAAATTATAAATTTTTGTTTATTTGAAAAATCATTTACTATTAAACATAATAATATATCGACATCAATAAGTATTGATTATGAAATATATGATATAATTATAATAAATAATGATTATTTTTTAATAATTACAGATTCAGTGTTTTATATTATAAATTCTAAAACATATGAAAAACATGAATTATTTACATGTATTGATATTATAGAATATATCACTTATAATATAATTGTTGATAATTTTTAAATATAATTTTTATGTTAAATATTTAATATACTGTATATAAAGAAAGTTCTACTGAATCAAAACTTATTTTATCTATAGAAAATTTAAATTTTAAAAGTTTATCTTTTGTATACATTAAAGAACAATTATAATAATTATCAGGTGCTACTTCTTTAGAAATTATAGAAAAATTTTTATTATCACTATATGGATCATAAAAAAATTTAATATTATAATAACATCTTCCTTTTGTTGAGTTTACAATTACAACTAATTTATATATAATAAAATTTTTATATTTATCATTAATTACTATATTAAAATTAAAATCATCTTTTTCAGTAATAATTTTTTTATAAATACATTGACCATTTGTAATAACATCCTTTTTTTTTTCTATATCTAATAATTGTTTTGAATTTTTTTCACTTTCATTTATAAATTTATTAAATTTATCTATTTTTTTTTCTAATTTTTCTATTTTTTTAACTGGATCAAATATTGGATTTAAAAATGTTAATTTTTTTTCTAAAACAAATTCACCACTTATAACGACAATTGGTGCGTCAATTATAATTTTTTTTTTATATGCTGGTATAAATAAATCACCAGATATAATGTTATCTTTTGTCATAGTTACCGTAGTTTGTTTATCTACATTTCGAAAATTTTCCATTTATTTATATTATATAAAAAAATAAATATTAAATAGAAAAGTGGAAAATTTAATATGTATTAAAATTATATTATATAAAAAAATAAAAAATTTAATACGTGTTAATATTATATAAAATTAATATTTACCCGAATCTAATGATATAAAAATTTTATAAAAAAATTATATATTGTTAAGAAATTTATAAGTAATTTATTATAATATTTAAAAATTCTGTACATATTTTATTATAGAATCTAAATTTTTGTAATTTTGTGAAGATTCATTAATTGTCAAAATTTTGTAATTTTGTGGAGATTCATTAATTGTCAAAATTTTGTAATTTTGTGGAGATTCATTAATTGTCAAAATTTTAATATTTAAAAGAGATTCATAGTTAAATTGTTAATCAATCAAGTATGTGTTTGTTTAAATATTCACTTGTTTTATCAAAGGGCATATTTACATCAGTATTCTGATATGTATTATCATATGTGGCATATGAAGCTGATTGATAAGTTATTTGTATAGTGTTTTTTTTTGAATCAGGTGCGTAATCAGTCATGTATTTTTTAACACAGTTATTATAGTTATTTACGCAATTATTATAGTTATTCATATTGTTTGTTTGATTATTCATTTTAATAATTAAAAGGCAGTACAGATCTAGAATACTTAATGCGCAAAAAGTATTAATATATATTATATTTTTTCAAAAAAAAACAATATTTTATAAAAAAATAATAAAATATATTTTATAAATTAAAATATATTTGGCATTTTATATAAAATAAATATTTATCATAAACGTGTAAAATTAAAAATATATTTTATTAATTAAAATATATTTGGTATGGGTATATCTTTTTTGTTTATAATTATGTAAAATTATGGTATATATTTTAATTAACAAAATATATTTGGAATTTTATGTCAAATAAATATTTTATCGTAAAACGTGTAAACTTAAAAATATATTTTATTAATTAAAACATATTTGGTATGAACAAATCTTTTTTGTAATTGTGTAAAACTATAGTATATATTTTAATTAATAAAATATATTTGGCACAGTTTTGTTTCTATTTGTAAATTTATAATATATATTTGTCTGTAAAATATATCTAATATTGTCATCAGATTATATATTTATGTTTTCATATTGTTCATATAATTATTGTAAATGGATTTTATATTCGATATATCACCATATTTTTTTAAGATTTCTTTTTCAAGTTTTTCTGTTAAACTACTCAAATGTAAATGTTGAGTCATTATATATTGATATTCCTTGTCTTTTATATCATATTTTACTATAATACCATCACGACGTACATATTCAAAGTTAGCCATTTGAATTACGACTTCTGGATATTTTTTAGTTATATAATTTTGCATATAAATATCTATTATATCTGACGCAACAAAATCTTTAGAATCTACTGCAAATAATTCCATAATTTTCTTATACTCGTCTTCAGATAACATTTTATATTTTTTTACATCAATATTTTTTGTAATATTAGGAATTTGCTTGTTAGGATTTTTTTTATTATTATGAATTGCCATATTAACTTTTAATTTTAAACCACCTAAATGATATTTCCGTATCCAATTTTTAAATAAAATAAACAATGACCTTCTAAACGAATTAGATAAAATTTCAGTATGTAAATTTATATCTCTTTTAATTATATTTCTATTATTTATAACTGATGCATGTATATTATTTTTATCAGTAAAATATGAATAATTTATGTTTATAAAACATATTCTTCGATAAACTGCTGGATCACTATTATCAAATACAGGAACAAAATTTGTATCTACAACTTGAGTTAATACATTTGTATGAACACTATTATTGTCATGCAATTTTCTTGCCATTATTATATTTTCAGTTGCTTTTTTTACACGTTCTCCTTTTAATGTGGAATTGGCACCCATTTCAGATGCAAATGAACATGTTTTTTGACCAGCTTGTGCTAAAAATGGATTCGGTAAAGGATTAGATTTTTCATTAGAAGTGCATGTATATATACCGGTAGGTAAATCTATATATAAGTCTCCTAATAAATTTGATATCAAATGTTTTATTGTTGTCTTTCCTGAACCAGTTTCGCCAATTAAAAACGTCAATACTGGTTTATTTATATTTAATAAACATGTACACATATTACATTCAAATAATATTCTATCATATGTGTTTTCTGGTATAATATTATTCAATAACGTTATTAATTTATCATTATATAGCAATTCTTTTTTCTGTTCTAACTCTGGCATCTCATTCAATTCTTTATAATCAAAATTTAAATTATATTTACAAATATAATCTTTGCAATGTTTAATAAATTTGTCATTTTTAATATCATAAATTCCATTTGTAAATTGAATAAAATATGGATCGCTACAATATCTTTGTTTTTGCAATGCCAAACCAGTCTTTAATCTCTTTTTCGCATCATGAAAATATCTATTTGTAATAAAATCTCTATCTTGATAATTAAAATTTTTTAAATAATTAAATGAAATATTTGTAAATATATCATCGTCATCAATTTGTTGCCATAAAACATTATCCCAATACATAAAAGATTTATCTATCATTTTTTTAAATATATTTAATTTTAATATATAATTGGTTATTTGATGCGTGTTTAATTTAGGATAATCCATATGCAAATTTATACAATTTCTAGAATTTCCTTCTTTACATATAAATATCTCATCATCTGTAAATAAAATAAAATGTTTATTTTTATGTTCTTTTACTCGTCCACACCAACAATCAATTTTTGTGTTAGATTTAAAATTTAAATAAAATTTATAATTAGTATAAACTCCTTCTATTTTTCTAAGTTCATTATAATTTTCTAAATATTTTTTTGTAAACAATATACTTCTATCAACCATTGTTTCATGTAATTGATAACCTAAAAATTCTGATTGGTGTGGAAAAATGGTGTTTTTGGATTCATCTATACATTGTTCTACATTAAATGAAGTAGTATTGTTTTCAATTTCAAATAAAATTTTTTCATTTTTGAATGTTGAAAATAATATTTTATATAGATTATTTTGTGTTAATTTAAAATTATATTCCATATGATAATATTCTGAATTTTCTTTTTTAGAATATGGAATTCTTAATATAGGTTCATTTTTAAACACAGCCAAATCAATATTTTTAATAAGTAAGCAACTAAAATTTTTATTTTTATAATTTGCAAATAAAGTTTTTAAAGTTTTAAAAACATATGTATTCATTATTATATTATTAATAAATATATGTAATGATAATTTGTTTATATCAGTAGACTTTGTAATATATATATTTTTACAAATATCATCAGCCGTTATCTCTTTATCTATATTATATTTTTTTATAGAATACACAGAATTGTTAACGATATTTTTTAAAATTATATCACATATTTGAGTTTTAAATATATCTATTTCTTTATTTAATTTAGGTTCTGATAGTAAAAATCCTGATTTTGTATCTATATCAAAAAATAATTTACATTTATCACTTGTTGTGTTTATTAAAATAAATTCATGATATTCATCTAGTCCTATTTGTCGATATTTATTAATTTTATCATATAAATTTTTTAAAGATATTTGTTGAACATTTTCATCTTCTAAATTTTCAAATATCGATTGTCTTTTTTGTTCCTTTGATATTTTTAATCCTTTTTGAATAAAAATATTATTTACATTATTTATTTTATCCATTTCTAAAAATAATTATATTATTTCATATTTTTATTAAATATTTAAAATTTGTAATAAGTTTATAATTTTTTTATATTAAACAAACAAAATATTTAAAAATGTTAATAAATTTGTAAAATCATTTATATCATTACCAGCCATTTCATTAATTATATTTAAATATTGTAATTCTGGTAAATTATAAAAAGGTGTTAATTCTAATACATTAAAATATAATTGTAATTTATTTAATGAAAGTTCTGTTGAATTAAAAATTGATTCGTATGCAATATTTATATCATTTGTAGTAAATATATTTCCCATTGCGGTACTAAAATCTGCATAATTTAAAGTATTAGTACTTGTAGTATCATATCTTGTAATCATATTATTTACATCATTTAATGTAATATCTGGCTCAATCAATATTAAAAAATTATATAACTCTAAAGATGTTATTGAATTACTTTTTGAAACATTTATTAAATTAAATATATAAATTTTAGATTCTTCCATATTTATATTATAATAATTTATAAATATAGATCTAATAAATTAGGCATATATTTTGTAAATTTATTTATATATTTACGTATATTATTGCCACATATATTTAAATATATAAGATTTTCCATTTTTATTCTAACATTTAATTTTTTTATTTTATTATTTGATAAATCTAAATATTTTAAATATTTAGGTAAATTTTCTATTTTTTTTAATTTATTATCTGAAACATTTAAATATGCAAGTATTTCTGGTAATTTTGTTATTTTATTCAAATAATTATATGATATATTTAAATATCTTAAGGTATTTGGTAAATTATTTAGTTTAAGTAATTTATTTTTCGAAACATTTAAATATTCAAGCATAATTGGTAAATTTTTTAAATTTGTTAATTCGTTTTCTGAAATAATTAAATAAATAATAGAATCGGGTAAATTTATTAAGTTTGTTATTTTATTATTAGATATATTTAAAAATTTAAGATTTGATGGAACTTTTTCTAAAACATTTAAATTATTATTAGATATATCTAAATATTCAATATTATCAGATAATTTTACAAGTTTATTTAAATTACATTCTGTTAAACTTAAAGATTTAAGATATGTATATTTATCGGTATCTATTATTTTAAATCTATCATTCATTATATAAATATTATTATATTCATCTAAATTAGTTATATTATCAATAAAAGTAATTGGTAAATTATTTATAGGTTTTTGATAACTAAATATTTTAGTTATTATTGTTAATTTATATTTGGCCATTTTAATTAATTTTTAACTTTAAAAATAAGTTTGCATTTATTTTTAAATAATAAAGTTATTTTTCAACAAAATTATGAAGTATGTATTGTTATAGTTTTATCATTTTTTATTATTTGTTTTTTTATGTATAAACTATTTACTAAAATACCTAGACTAGATAATAAAGGAAGAGCTATTAAAAATAATATTACAGCTATAATATATAAAGCTATGATAATATTAGATTGTAAATTATTGTTTTCTTTTAATATAGTATTTTTAAAATTATTATTTTTGGTATTATTTTTGGTATTATTTTCTGAAATTGATATATTATCAGCCTCTGTAGACATATTAATTGAATAAATTAAGGATAATATTAAAAAATATTTTATTTTGGTTGTTTTTTGCATTTTTATTTATATATAAATTTTTTTTAATATATTTTTAATAGCTATATAAAATAATAGGTAAAATAATAATATTATATTTTATTATAATATTTAAATAAAAATTAATGTATTGATATCATGGCTACACTTCATCAGAAAAGGTGTTCATATGAACTCGATGGAGACACATTTTTAAGTTATGGAGTAATTGATAATACTAAAAAATTAAAAAAATCAAAATGTAAATGTAATATCAGTAATACTTCTAAAGATAAACCTAGAATATTAAGATCATCATTTAACAATGATACATTTTATGTTAATTCAAAATCAGTTTCTAAATAAATAAGCAATAAAAACAATGAAACAGATACTTTGTCATATGTTAAATATGATAATCATAATAAACCAGCATTCGCATTCTGAAAAATATTCTTAATCATATGAAGAATATTGCGGAACACCATCTTTTAAAAATTAATATTCAGTTTAAATTTTTTATTACAAATATATTCTATTTTAAATAACCTTACCATTATTTTAATATAAATATATTGAAATAATATAATTTTATTAAATGAATTTTGAAAAAGATATTGTGACAAGTTATAAAGAAATAGTAATTTCATTTAGCAAAGATATCGATCCAGATGCTCATTTAGTTGGAATAATTATTATAAATTTATATAATAATTTTATATCGATTCCTACTTTATCAAAATTTATGATAGATTCTACTAATACTTTGGGCATAGTATCTAGTAATATTTTAAATATTTATAAAAAACTACCAATAATGTATTTATTCAATAAATATTTAAACGAACTTACTATTATTAAAAATATTAAAAAAAACACAAGAGATTGTGGTATATTTTATGATATTAAAGAAAATAATGAAGAGAAATTGTATACTTTAAAAGATATTGATTGTTTTATGATAGATAGTGAAAATATTCAATTTATAGAACCACCAAAATATGCAAATAAACATTTTTTATTCAAATCTAGAAAAATGAATAAAGAATCTAGATCTAGATCAATACTTTTTTCAACAAATGCTGATATATCAGAGAAAATACAAGATGAGTTAATAAATAAATATAAAGATATATACACAAAAGATTTGTTTAATTTTGAATATGAAAATGGAGAAATTTTATCTGGAAAAAGTGATTTGCAATATCAAAAACCATTTAATATTATTGGATTAAAAAAATCTAATGAATACATTATAAAAATATATATTAATTTATTTGCAGATATAGATAATAATATATATTTTAATTACATATTATACATTTTGGATATAATTAATCAAATATTTTTTGAAAGAGTTGATAATATTAAAAGAGAAATTAAAAATCATGAAATCGAAAAAAATAAATTTTCATTAAATAAAAATTGTAATTATGATATTATAGAAATCAATGATTTCGCAGATATAGCAATCGAATCTGCTATAAATATTACAAATGGAGATCCTGGTTCAGAAAATACGAAATTTTTAAAATCAAAAAACAAAGAGCATTCGACTGAGATTATAAAAATAAAATTTTCTAAAATATTAGATTCGATAAAAGAATCAATTAAACAATTAAAATAATATTTTTTGAAATTTTATATAAAATATAAATAAAACTGTAAAATATGTATAATATTTTAGATTTTATTTATAAAATTTATTATTATATTAAATTTTTAATAGTCAAAAAAAAATTTTATGGATATATACGCTTATGTAAAGATCACTCTTATAATAATAATAATAATATTGAAAATAATGTCGCTACAACTAATGAATTAAGTGACGAATTTTTAAAAAAAATACACTATAATAATAAAATAACATATATCATACATAACAAATATAAATACAGAATAATTTTACAATTAAGTAATGATTATAAATATATACTAAAGTCCCTTAAACACAATATAAATAAAATTGAATTAGATCCAAGCATTAAGGTTTTTGGAAAAGATAATTACATTAATTGTATTTATGATATAAAATATTTAACACTTACGTATAGATATTTTTACAAAACAGATTTAAAATCTGCATATTCTTCTATAAATATATTTAAATTATTTGAATATATTAAAAATAAATTAAATAAACATGATTATGATTTGATTTATAAAATATTAACAAGTGAATATACATATTCTTGTGGGGATATTAAACGTAAAATTAAATTATCTGTATTATATCAAGGATTACCTATATCATATCCATTATATTCAATTTATATAACTCATTTGTTACATGAATATAAAAAAAGAACAAATGATAGTAATATTATAGTATACGTGGATGATATATTGATGTATAGTAATAATATACAAACATTAATAAAAAATGTAGAAAAATTTAATATAACCGCAAAGGAATTTGATTTAATTATAAATAAAAAAAAATCCAGTTATGTAGATATATCAAAAAATAGTTTGATTTTCTTAAAACGAATTATAGTATCTAATTTTGATAGAGAAGAAAAACTGTTTTTAGATAAATATATTAATTATAACATATTAACTATCCCTTGTAATTTTTTAACATTTATAGATATTAATAAATTAAAAAAATATAAAAAAATAAAAAATATAAATCAATTAGAAGAGCAGCAAAAACTGGACTGTGAAAATTATAATGCATATATTGAACAATATAAATAAATGAATAATAAAAATACTATTGAAATATTTGATTCAGCTATTAATTATACAAAAGAACAAACTGCTAAATTTTATGGTTATAAAAATATTTTAACATTTATTTTATCTATAATATTTATTATATTATCAACGATTATTTTTATATTGCAAATTTATGAATGGAACCCTATTGTTCAACTGAATACTTTTAAAAGAATAAAAAATAATATAGGTAATTGGAGAAAATTAATTATAGACAAGACTTCTATTGAAATAAAGAGAGGACAGTTGCAATCATTAAGATTAAAAATAGACGCTTTTGATTTTCAATGTTATGATTATGAAAATTTCTATTCAGCTATAAAATTAAATAATTCTAATTATTTACCCGAATTTATTATGCGAGGAAATGGTGATGTTTGGATGTTTAAAAAAGCTGCTAATATAGATTTATCTGCTCAACAATTTTGTAAATATATAATTTATAAAAATCAAAAAGAAGATAATATTACTTGTGGAACAGAAATGTTTGATGCGAGAGGTTATAGTGGGTGGTTTGAATATAATCATCCATGTAACAACGCATTAAATTTAATAATTTCTAAAAATGAATAAATTATAAATATTGAAAATTAATTTATAAAACAATACCGCAAATATTAATTAAAATGTCTAATTGTTCTTATTTAAATAATGCACCACTAAATAACCGTATTATTTATACAATAATTACTCAAAACTTTTTATATATATATTTAAAATATATAAATCTATTGATTATAAACATAATATATCTTTAAAATTAATAGAATATGTGAAAACAATTTATTGAAAAGATTATAAATATACAAAAAAATGTTTGTTAAAAACAACTTAAATATTTAAAATTAAAGTAATAAATTATCTTATTTTGCATATAAAAAATAAAATTTAAATATAATATATTTTTATATTTAAAATTAATAACAATTTTCCATAATTAACGTATTATTATCATTATAACTTAATTTTTTCAAATGTGTCACGCCCACAATTAATTTTTTATTAATTAAACTTTTAGGATTATTATCACTATAATTACTCCAATCAACATTTATTGTGCAAGATCTAAGATTATTTGTTTCATCTGATTTAAATCTAGATGGCTCAGTATAAATTATATTATTACAATTAAATTTAATAAATCCTATACATGGTTCTAAATATTTTCCTAATTCAGTCAATGAATAATTCATATCTTTATATGCTAAATGATTAAGTAATTGACGATTATCTGATCTATCAATAATATTGTCATAAGAGGTACCAGATCTTACAGTAACAGATTTATAACCAATATCTTTACATAAAAAGTCTAATCCAAAAATAAACAAATCATTAATAATTATATCTTTATTTTTTGATTCTTGTGATCGTAAATCACCCATAGCAGTATTTTCATTTGATTCCCATTTAGAAATTGGAATACTTACATCTGATATATTTAAAGAATGATCTACTTCTAAAAATAATATTCTATCTTCATTTTTAATATACTGACCTAGAATATATTTAAATTTTTTAGAAATATTATAAGTGTCTTCTCGATGTCGTCTATTAAATGTTAAAATATTTGTATGAAAATATATCTCGTGATCATCTGGGACATTTAATATATTAAATTTTACTTCATCTACTTTATCAAATTTATACACATTTGTTTTTTTGTTTATTTTTTGAAAATCACATTTGTTAGAAAACTTTTTAATTTTTTTAAAACTTTCATCCCTAGCTACTACAATTAAATCTTCTAAAAGTCTATTTTTAAAAGCATTTATATATCCAGATTCAGATAAATCATATCCTGGATATGAAATAAATCTATTATTTAAAAACAAATCTGATTTAACATACCAGAAAATATTTGTAATTGATTTAAATGAACTACTGTAATTTTCTGTTTTATCATCACCGCCATCTTTAAATTCTGATTGTTCTATATAACGGTCATAACTTATTTCATTTTTAGTATTATACAAGTTAAAAGATAGTTTGGGTTCTAAATCAATATTAGATAATTTTCCAATATTATTTTTAAAAGACATATTATAATTAATTACATCTGTGATTTTATTTAATTCTAATTCTATAATTATTTTTGATAAATATGGTATTTTTAATATTTGCAAATATTGATCAAATATCATCATTAAAGGACACATTAATTCTTTAGACTCAAACATTATATCATCATCATTAGTTCCATATTTAAAATCTAGAAAATATTTATTGTTTCCAATTTGTGTATATATATTATTATATCTATCATTTTTTTTAAGTTCTGATAAAAACTCAAATCCATTTCTTTGAACTATTAATGTAGAATTTATATATAATTTAAAATTTTTAATTAATTTAAAAATAAAATTTTCACTAAAACATACCGCACCGACTCCTTTAATTTCAGGTATTTTAATATGTAAACAAATATTATTCATTCCCTCAACATTTTTATCAGTTAAAATAAATTTATAAATATTATTATTGTGTTGGTCATCTGGGGGTATTTTTATAGACTGTGGAATATTAAAATTTCCTTTTCTATAATTTACACTGTGAATATTTAAATTATATTCATCTGGATCTAATTCTGTAATAAATGCCTTTTTCATTTATATATTAAAAAATATATAATATGTTAAAATTTTAAATATATTATAAATGAATAATGAAATTTTATTATGTAAATCATGTAATAATTTTTCTCTTATAAAAAATGTTTTTTATTATTGTTGTTTAGAATGTAAAGAATATATAAGTATAGATAATAAAAAGATAAATAATAAAAGTAAGCCATCAGATAATAAAAATATACATTTCAATAACGTCTTAAAAAGTTTACATAACAACATTATAGATATAGATCTTTATAATGAATTAGATAAATTAAAAAATGATAATGATTTACAAAATAATGATATAACTCCTACTATGGTATCTGAATTTTTAAAAAAAAAGAAAATTAAAAATTATAAAACAACATTTTCATTATCTAATTTATTTAATGATAAAATAAATTTTTCACCGATAGATATTAATAAAATGTCTATAATATATAATGATTTTTTATCATTTTTTTCTAAAAATTCAGAAAATAAATCAAAAACAATTTCTTGCGAATATATATTTTATGAAATGTTAAAATTATTCTCAGATACAACTTTAGATAATTCAACATATAATAGTAAAAGAAATGATAAAGATGAATTATGGAATTCATATTTAATAAAAATATGCAATGATCAAGATAATAATAATAATTTTGAATATAAGCCAGTAAATATAATAAATATTAAAAAATTATTTTATATACCAAATATGTTATCTATTTATAATTTATAATTAATTATCTTTTAACTTTAATGGTAATTCTAAATATCGTTTTATTTTGTTATTATAATTTTTTGTTTTCGTTGTTAATAAATCATTAACATACATAATTTTAAATATATCATTATTATTATATTTTGTAATATTTTCAAAAATATTCATTGCTACAATCGTAAATATTTGTTTAGGTTGATGTTTAAATCCCATTCCTAATACAGGATATTTCCATGGAAATATAGATTCATTGTAATTATCATATAACCAATAAGGAGTTTTTAATAATCTAGAAAATGATGTATTTAATTTATTTGGATATTTAGAAATATTTACTTTATTACTTTTTACACATAATTCATTTATCAAAGGTACTTGTGCATGATATTTGCTAGAAATATATCCATCCTCACATGTACATTCTTTATATGCCAATATAGAAATTGAATTATTATAAAATCTGCATATTGTATTATTTATACTGTCGCAATCACTATTATTTATACATAAATTTATTGGTTCTATATCATTTTTAATATTTAAAATATTTTTATAATCTATATAATTAAGAGATTTTGTGTTAATAAATTTTAAATATAGAAATAAAAAAATATATTTTTGTATAAATAACATTTATTTGTAATATTTTTTAAATTATTAAAATAAATTTCTGAATACTATTATATAAATTATTTATAATTTATTTATAATTAATTTATATGTTTTATGTTTATATGTCTTTTCAGTTTACCTTGATATTTAAATATTTCATTACATATATAACATTCAAATAATTTTTTTAAATGTGTTAGTTTATGTATTTTTAAATACTGTTTACGTGCAAATTTTTTATTACATATATCACATTCAAATAATTTTTTTAAATGTGTTAGTTTATGTATTTTTAAATATGGTTTATGTGCAAATTTTTTATTACATATAGAACATTCAAATAATTTTTCCGAATGTGTTTTTTTATGAATTCTTAAATAATTTTTACATTTAAATTTTTTATTACATATAGAACATTCAAATATTTCTGTTGAATGTATCTGTTTATGGATTCTTAAATACTCTTTACATTTAAATTTTTTATTACATATAGAACATTCAAATATTTCTGTTGAATGTATCTGTTTATGGATTCTTAAATACTCTTTACATTTAAATTTTTTATTACATATAGAACATTCAAATAAATTTTCTGAATGTGTCTGTTTATGTTTTTTTAAATACTGTTTACGTGCAAATTTTTTATTACATATAGAACATTTAAATTGTTTGAAATTTAAATGTGCCATTAGCATGTGGTTTTTTAATATCGGCATACTTATAATTTGTTTACCACATAAATCACATTCAAAATTAGTTTTTTTATACTTTCTTATAGGTATTTTATTATCATTACTTGATATATGACTAATTTGTAAGTTTTGGTCATGAATATTTATATCATTATTAATTACTAATTCATTATTATAAGTTAATGGTGCGTAAATAATTTGTGAGTTTTCAGATTTTATTTGTTGGTAAATATTTATTGTATTTTCAACGTATTTAGCTTGTATATTACTATTTTGAGATTTTTCTTCATAATTATTATGTAATATAGAAATAATATGTAATTCATTTTCTTGTTTAATATTAATATTAAACATTGTAATAGTAATATTGAAACTTTTAATAAACAATACTTATTTTATAAGATATATTATTTCAATTAATTTTAATTTTTAAAATATTATTGTAATTTATTAAAAAAATTTATTTTTATTTATTTTATAGGTATTTTTTTATTGATATTTGATATATTAATAATTTGTGATTTTTGTTCAGACATATTTATATCATTATATCTTAATGTTACACGAATATTTTGTAATTTTTCATATTCATTTGGTCCTTGAGTAATGGTTGTATTTTCAATGTATTCGTATTTAATTTGCGCATCAGTAATTTGTAATTCATCTTCAGGTAATATAGAAATAATTTGTAATTCTTTTTCGTGTTTAACACTATTTTCGAACATTGCTATAAATTATTATTAAATATATTATTTCAATTATTATTTTAGTAATTTTATCAAAGAAATTTTATTTCTATCTATTTTATTATTTGGATGAAATTCATTATACAATTGTATAAACATATGTAATACAATATTTGGATCATTTGTAGACATGATATTATTTTTATTTATATTTTGTATACTATGTTCCACGCATAATTTACAAGGTAAATTAGATACATAAATATATATTAAAAATTTCAATTCTTCAAATTTAATATAATATATTTGAGAATTGCAATTATTTAAAATATTTATATAATAATATATTATTGTAAACAAATAACACCATCCTCCTCTTCCCCAAATTTTTGGATTCATTATTTAGTTTTTAAAATTTTATAATAATTTTGTAGTTGCATTAAAAATCCTCTATTAATATATATAATAGGTCGTTTAGTATACACTAAAGAATGTGCTTCGAAAACTGTAAGATTGTTTTTTTTTATAAAATAAGCTACTATTATACTAGCAGATCTAGACATTCCAGCAAAACAATTTACTAAAATAGCAATATCATTTTCCAAACAATTATCTATAATATCAAAACATGTATCAAAATATTGTAAAATATTTTCACTAGGCAGATCTTGAATTTTTATATGTTTATATTTTATATCAGGAAACAAATTTATTTCTTCATTACTCAAATTTATAATATATTTTATATTATATTTATTAATAAAATCAATATCATTTGCAGATTTTATATCTCCTATAAATAAGTTTTTATATATTTCATCATAATTATTCATTTAGTATTGAATTTTTTGAAATAATATAATTACCTAAATGAATTTTGCAAATCAATATAATTTAATAGAATATTTAAAATCAAAATATTATATAAGCGACAATTTATCTAAATATTTGTATGAAAATAATTACACAAGTCCATATTCCTTAATAAATATTAAACCAGGATTTAATTTTTTAAAAGGAGATATATCTATACTTTGTATATTTAATGAATTGACACATGATGATTGTGATGAAATAATAAATCATATTAATTCAAAAAATAATATAAATGATGAGTTAGAATTGGATGTGATATCTTATTTTAAAAAAAAATATTTAATAAGCAATGATTTAGAATGTTATTTATTAGACAATAATTATACAAGTCCATATTCTATAAAATATATAATATATGAAGATGGTGATTTAAAATTAGGTGATGAAAATATGATTACGATATTTCATGAACTAACAATTGATGAATGTGCAAATATAATTTCGATAATAAAACATAATAAAACTATAATGGATATAGATACGTAATTATATTTTTATTCATATAAAATGTAGATTAATTCACAAAATATAATAGATTGTTCATACAAAAATATATTGTATAATTTAAATTAATTTTTATAAATTTAAGATTATTTATATTTTTGCGCGATGTCATCTAAACACGTCATTAATTGTTGATAATTAAATTCTTTACCCGGTTGTGTTTCGTCTAAAATATTAGCAAATTTAATTATATTTGAATTTAAAAATACTTTTTTATTTTTGCAATCTTTAAAGTATACAATTTTTGTTTTGTTTCTACAATGTTTAAAAAAGTTTTCTTTATATATTTTTTTAATTACATTTTTATTGAGATTACATATTTCCAAAATAAATTTTGAATAAAACAAACAACATCTAAAAATTGATGGCGTTGGTTTGTAATTTGAGTTTTTTAATTGGATAATGTAAATGTTTTTCCCAAGGTAAAGATTTATAGACACTCAAAATTAAACAATAAAACAATGATTCTATATCGCTTTTATAAGATAGAATATTATTATGAACATCTCTTGACATATAAACTAAAGTTTCATATATTTTTGTTTTATTATCCAAATAAACTTCTTCATGTTGTTCTTTTTTTAGCAAAATTCTTTTCGAGAAATACTTGTGCGAAACTATTACACACACGTAATGGTCGATTGCATTTTGTATACTTATGTATAAATTTTGAAAATTTAAAACAAATGATATAATTTTTATAAATAATAAAACAATCGTCATCAACAATATAATTATAATAATTGTGTTTAATAAAATTTAATTTTGAATTTTTCGTTAATAAAAACATTTCAAATATAAAATTTTTCAATTTAATATCTCCATGTATTATATTATTTGTATGTAAAATACTAAGTGTTTTTAATATATCTTTTATCATTAGTATATTTTTTGTGCATGTTGTAGTATATATTTTTCTTCATTAATTAAAATTTTTTCGATAACTATATAATTGTATGTTTTATTTTGATAAGAAAATTCTCCAGTATCTATTATATTAGGAATATTAATTTGTATTTTATTTTCTTTAATATAATTATAAATTTTTATCTCATTAAGTAAAATTGAAGAATCATCGATTTTCATTATTCTAGTATCATCGATGTGAAATGTAGGATCCTTTAAGAATCAATACAAGAATTTTCTGAATGTAAGCGTGGATATTCATTCATATTTAAATGTTTAACATTTAAAATTTTATAATCTTTATCCACCTTATCTAAATCATATTTTTGTACTATCCAATTATTAATGTTCATTCCTTCGTAAAAAATAGACATGATTAAAAAATTATATATTTTCAAAATTATTTTATTTATTTAATTATTTTTAAATAAATATTTAATTACACTTATTTTGTAAATAAATATATTTGCAGATATTTTATAAAATAAATTCTGAAACAATATTAAATAAATATCTTGACTTATAAAACCATAAAAAACTGATTGTTAATAAAAAAAAGAATTTAATATTTGTAAACATAAACTAATATTGATATAGATACATTTTATGCTAGAATGTTATAAATAATTATATTAGTAATGAATAAAAAATAGACTCATACTTGATTAATATTAAAAAAGGAATTAATTAATATATTTATGTAATCTAAAAATGCTAATTAACTTATATGGCAATATATATGACAATATCCTCGATGACGAGTTATTGCTAAAGAATCTTAAATTATAAACAAATATTTCAAAATTTATTAAAAATTAATATACAATAAATATTGAATAGATATCATAATTTTTATTAAAAATATAATTAAATAATGAATTTATATATTAGATACATATTTAATTATATTCTTTTATAAGGTTCTACATATTTTAATTTTAATAGATCAAAAATTTCTTTTTCATTATTTATTTTTATTTTTTTATCATTTTTATATAAGCCATTTTGATTTAATTTATAACCCATCTGTTTAGCTTTATGTCGCATAAAAATATTAAAATTTTTAGATCCTGTAAAATATAATATATTTGTGTATTTATCTTCAACAGAAGAATAAATAATGTCTAGTTGAAAATATTTCTTTTCATATTCTAAAATAGCACTTAACATAAATTCACCAGATCTCAATATTTTTTTTATTTTATATTTTTTATTATTTTTAAAATTATTATTAAAAAAAGTCAATATATCGGTATCTATAACTAAAATATCAATATCATTAATTAAGTTATCATTTCTAATGTATGATCCTAATATATACCATTCAAATTTATTCGAAATTGTTTGTTTTATTTTTTCTACATATGATTTAGATAATGGTTCTAATTTATTAATTAAAATAATATAATATTTATCGTCTTTAGATAATATATTATTTGTATCTTTTAATAAATCATCTAATGTATAATATTTTTTTTTTATAAGAGTCTTGATAGTGTCAGATCCTAAAAAATTAAATTTATCATAAAATTTATAAATATCATACTGAGTTTCTTTTTTTAGTTCATCTAAATCACTATAATCATTTTTAATAATATTTAATATTTTTTTTGCAATAGAATCTCCTATATTTGGAATATTTTTATATAAATCTAATATATCATCATCTGTATTGATTATATTATTATTTTCCCATAAATGCGTTACTTGATTATTTATTAAATTAGAAGTGGCTTTTATATAAGTATAATATTTATTATTATGAGTTTTTTCATAAATATCACGATATTCATTTAGATAATATATTATTTTTTTATTAATAAATAAATTTAATATATCATTATTTTTGTATTTATTGGTCGTTAATAAATTATATATATCGATTTCTTTTTTTATTTTAATAAAATCATCATTATTTTTAACAACACCTCTTTCAATAATAACATCTATATTAAACATTTGCGCAATAGTTTTTAAAAATATTAAATTTTTATTATCTGAATTGTTAAATATATTGCCTTTTTTAATTTCAATATGTTCAGTTTTAGATAAAAATGGTGATCCCAAACTATCATTTAAATGTATACATGCTATATTTTTTAAACCAATATATCTATCAATTTTTTCAAAAAATGAAATCATACCTTGTACTGTATCTATATCATAAAATGTATTAAATACATGCGCGGTATCTATACAAAATTTTATCTTGCTTTTATTTTTATTTTTTATATTTTTATAAATATACTCCAAGTCTTCTATTTTAGCACCAGAATGTGCAATATTATTACTTGTTTCTATAATAATATAATTTCTAATATTTGGTAAATTGTCTAAAATTTTGTTTAAATTATTAATTATTATATTCAATGATTCATCATTTGTTTTTCCATATTTTTTAGACAAATGTATTATGGTTCCAGAATTTTTCATATTTAAATTATTTTCTAAAAAATATAATTCTTTTTTTATATTTGTACCAGCTCTATTATTTGGTTTACCTATATTTCCTACATATTTAGAATGTATATATACTTTATTTTTAGCATTTTTATTTAATTCAAAATTATCATATACAGTTGTAGATTTAAATCCAAATGGTGATCCTAAAAATACTTGTAATGAATATTTATCTATATAATTTTCAATATTATCAATATCAGTATGAAATCCAATCATTTAATTAAATTATTTTTAATAGTAAAATAATTTATTATTTCTATACATAAACATTTCACTATTATTTCCACCAGTATTATTAGCAATAGATTCCCCACCAACTATATAAATATCATCATTATTATATAATAATGAATTATATTTTGCATATCCATATCCTCTATCTACTAAAATATTTTCTGGATTTAATTTGTTACATTTTGAACACACATCTGGAAAATATAAATATTTAATATTTGAATTCATTTATTGTAAAAATATTTTACATTTTTTATTTAAATATCGCATATCCCAATCTTTTTTTGATATATTTTTAATTTTTAAATTATCAATAATGAATGTTAAATCTCTAATTGAAAAATCTTTTTTAATATTTATAAATATTTTCCAAGTATCATAATCATAATTTACTAAATTATTAATAAAATTGTAAAAAAATAAATTTTGTTCATCTAATAATGAGATATTATTTAAAAAATTATCTAATGAAAATTTAAATTTAGAAATTAATTGAATTTTATTAAATTGACAAGATAAATCTACATTATCAATTTCTTCATATTTTATATCGCGGTTATTATAATATTCTAATAAAGGAGAATAGTTATCTATAAAACTTATAGATTCTGTTATACAATTATTATTATCATAATATTTTACATTATTTTTAATAATCATATTATGAATTTTATAATTTTTTATAGTTGTATTTTTTTTAATAAAAAAATTAATAATGTAGCATATTACGTTTGTAGGAATATCATTTTTATATATATCATTAATTATTTTATTAATATCAGTATGTAATATTTTATCATAAGCCATTTATAAATATTTTATTTTATTATGAACGATTTAAAATAATTTATTTAATTGATATATTATAAATTTTATATTTTTTACTATGTGTTGATTTTCATTTGTCATCAATCAATGCAGATGAATTAACCAACTTTGTAAATTTATTATTACACAAAAAATTTTTTATATTATTATTTAAACGTAATAATTTGAAATATGACAATATATGATTTATATCTAAATCATTTACTATTTTGTTATCTGAAAAATGTAATATAAGTTGTTTTATAGAAGTATTTTCAAAAAAACACATATTTGACATTAAATTATAGAGATATATTGACAAATATTCAATATTTGTTTTAGATAAAATTAATTTTAAAATACATTTAGGATTAACTACGATGTTAATGTACAATAAATACTAAATTTATCAAAAAAAACATTTAGGAAATGTATATATAAATGACTCAAAATATAAATACGTTATTCACAGTTTTCATGACATACATAATGATATAAATTTAAACTTATTTTTTTTTAAATTATTTAATTTATTAATAAAATCATAAATTTGATTATGCATCTTTATATTATTTAGAACTCGAATATCTAATTCTTGTAAATTATATAAATAAATTTTATCAAAATCTATAATAGGCATTGATAGTTTTAATGTTTGTAAATTTATTTGTTTATTTAAAAATTAATAAATCTTTAATTTACTATTTGAATATAAATTACAATTTATAAATTTAAAAACATTTTCTATATTTAATGTATCTATACATAAACATTTCAATTTTGGTAAATTTAAATTTGCTTGTATAAAAGTATCCTCTTATAATTTTAAATTTAAAATATACATTTTAGTAAATTTATTTAAAATATTATTTATACTTATTTTATTTTTTTATTTTTAAATACTTTGAATAACTAAATGTTAAATCATTAATATTATAATCAATTGGATACTTTAATATGATATTTGATATAATATCATATTTTATCCAATTAGTGTTTTTTAATATATAACATTGTTTTACATGTTAATTTTAATTATGTAACTGTAATTGAATATTGTTTATATGTTAAAAATGAAAGTATATACTCTATTATTTCAATAAGTAAATCGTAAATATTCATCATTATTGAAATAATATAAAACTTATAAAATATTTTTAAAACAATGTTTTAATTATTAAATTAATTATATATTATTTTTCATATATTATTGTATAAATTTAATAATTCTTATTATAATGTTACTATTTATAAATTATTATATATAATTTTTATAAAAAAATGAAAAAATAATAGATATATTTGCTCTATAATACATTTTAAAATGAATTCTAAGGAATGTTGAATATTATGTTGATGATAATGACAATGATGTAATTATATACAAAAAAATGATTTTGTAAAATATGTTGAACAATTAGCGATTAAATTTGCAAAATATTAAATATGTTATTGTGATAATTTTAAAAAATTTTCAAAAATAAATTTTGATTATACAAATTTTGATTATATAAACTCAATAATTAATATCATTGGATATAAATTATATGATAATCATCCATCATTTTGCTTGTTAGCAAAACAAATGGCGAATGATTATGGATTCCCAACACCATCTGCGTGTTTTAATTAATTAATCATTTTCAATAATTTTTTTGTGCTTGTTTACTTATAATTTTAATTATATAATTATAAAATTCATCAACTGTAGTTTCATTTGCTTTTTTAAGAATTTCAACATTTATTATATTAAATAATTCATTTGCTATATAAGATTTTTTAGATATTGTAGGAGTATGCCCAATAATATTCGCGGTAGAATTTATTATTTTTGAAATAATTTTTTTAATATCTTTATTAACTATAATAGATATATTTGTAATATTTGCTTCTTTCCATAATTCTTTTATTAAAATTTTATTTACCCCAAATGTACGAATATCCTTTAATTTTAAATTAAATTTATTATTTATTAATTTATAAAAAATATTTTCTGTTAAAATACGTCTATTAATATCCATAAATATAAAATCATCTTCATGTTTTATATTTAAGTATAATAATTTTAATATTCTATATAATAAAAATTTACTATTATCTATTACAAATCTATACATTTTATTCACTTTTCCTTTAAAAGTAATAACAATGACGTTTTTAACTATTTCAAAATTTTTTTTTTTTAAAGTGAGCAATCCTATAGTTTCATTATTTTTAAGAAATTTTCGTTTACCAGTTCGTATATAAAAATTTAATTCAATTAATAATAATAATGCAAATAATGATGTTGTAGTAATATCTTTATATTTTTTAATAGTAGATAATTCTTCATCTATAAATTTATAAATATTATCAATTTTTGAATTAACGTTTAAAAAAATTTTTAAAACTTCAATTCGTCTATTATTGACATAATTTACGCCGTATATATATTGATCATTATTTTTTGAATCAGATACTATATATACTATTCCATTATCGGCATCTTCAACACTCGTAGCAATTAATCTTACATTTTTAAAATTTTTAGGTATTTTATATTTTAATAATATTTTTTTTAAATTTATATCATTTATAATTTTATCATTATCATCATAAATTATATCATCAATTACTTTATAATATTTATAATATTTTTTCTTCATTTAATTATTCATCATTTCTATCAGAATCAGATTCTTCATTATTTAAAATTTCATCATTTTCTGTATCTTCGGAATTAGAATCACTAGAAGCTGTCAATTTCTTTTTAGATGATTTAGATTTTTTACTAAGCGCAGAATTCGATGATTCATCCGAATCATTTGGATTATTAAGCTGATATTTATCTATATCTGATTTTTTAATATTTTTTGTAAATTGCCTAGATATAACTTTATGTTTAATTTCTGGAATTTCAGGCTGAACAGATTCGTCAGAACTTTTAACTTTTTTAGAAATTTTAGAAGTTTTCAATATATACGGAACTTCTACTTTTAATTCATTATTATATTCCAAAATCATATTATTAATCGATTGAATATTTAATCTAATTTTTTTTCCACATACACCATTATTAATATGTAATAATTCATAACATAATTTAATAAATTTATTACTTAAATCATAAATCATATTAATTTTAGCATCAATAACATCATTATTTTGAATGGCGAATGAATGAGATTTGCATGGTTTCATAATATAATATTTATTAAATTCATCATCTACAATATTAACTTCATTTTCATCTTTAATTTTATCATTGCAATATTTTATATTTGAAATATTTTCAATAATACGATTATTAAAAGACATAAATATATTAAATTTATTAAATATATTAGTTAATGATACAAAATTATTTTTATTATTTTCAACTGAAACACTGTCTGTGATCAATGATTCATAAATTTTGATTATGTTATTAAATTTTTTTTCTAGTTGATTTCGAACATCTGTATCATTAACATTATTTTGTTCAGTTGGTTGTTCATTAACTTGTTCGTCTGTAGATTTTTCTTCTGTAATTTTTTTTTCTATAGATTTTTTTTCTGTCGTTTTTGTCTTTTTCGTATTCATTTATATTTATTTTTATTTACTAAGATTTTTGTTATTTTTTCAGTTTTTAATAATTAATAAGATTAAATATTATGTGATTTTGCATTTATATATAATATTAAATAAATTATAAACAATATTATCAATATGAATATAAATGTGTTTTGTAAAATAGGAAATTCTTTAAATTTTGCCGTATCTCGTAAAATTGTTGACTGACTTAATGAATTTCTATATACTATTGCGCCATTACAAATAGCATTTATTTCCGTATTTTCTAAAATATTATTAATTCTAGATATTGATATTTTACAATCTGATATACTACATGTATTCTTCATTTCTATATTTTTAGTTAATAATTTCCATGTTTCTGAAAATGCACATTCTCTATACCAACATTCTAAAGGTTCTAATATATTTGTTTGTGATACTATATATTCTGGTGGAAATGCGCATTTAAAATTTTCTTTGTTTATTTGTGAATTTAAAACTGAATCAGCAATATATTCAAAATTAGGATTTCCACTATTACGAATAGCTGATAACCAATGTTTACAGTATGGGTGATTATTTACATCTTTACTACATTGATTGGTCATATAATTATTAATATTTGTTAATATTTTCATATCAAAAGCATATCTTTTTAAAACACCATCTAACCAAACAGAACATTTTCCTATTAAGTTAGTATCTTTAGATAATAAACAAGTGTTGTATAAAAATTCATCACATATATTATTAAATCCTACTTCGATAGATGATGGGTGACATGTAAGTAATGTCTTATCAAATGATGCAGTATTAGTCATTACACCATCATCAGTTACCCATCCATATCTATCATCAATAACACAACATATAGAATCTGGAGCTAAATATTTTGTTTTTTTTAATTCTATTAATGATCCAGGTTTTATTATTGGTTCAAATTCGGGTAATTTTTTATAAAAATCTGGATTATTAGAATTTATACCTATCGGTATTCGTTCAGAATATTCTGTAGTGTATAATGTAGATAATATATTTCCAAAAATTATAGATTGTTCTTTAAAAAAAGACGATCCCCAATAACGTGTATCCAATTCTAAATTATGTCCCATAATTTATTAAAAAATTAAATATAATTAAATGAAAAATTTAAAATTATTATGTGATCTATTATTAGATAGAATAGATAAAAATAAATTAAATAATTTAAATGAATTAAGTACTTTAAATCATGATTTAAATATTTTAAATAGTAAAGCATCTATAGAATTTGTACATTATCTAATTGAATTATTAGATAACATTATTACTAAAGATACTGAAAATATATTAAAAAATAATAAAATAAATAAAATGACTGATTATATACCTAAAGCATGGAAAGAATTTATAGATATGAATTTAATAAATAAATTATTTGAAAATATGACATCTGAAAAAATTTATCCTGAAAAAAATTTAATATTTGAATTTTTAAATTATGCACCACCTGAAAAAATAAATGTAGTGATTATAGGAATTAAGCCTTATATAAATAATTATAGTAGTGGATTAGCATTTTCTTTAAATAATGATTCTATTGACTCAACTGAAGAATTGATTAATATACGCAATGAAATAATGAATAGTTATAGACATGTTAATATAATAAATAATTTAAAACCATGGGCTGAACAAGGAGTATTGTTAATAAATAGACATTTGATAAGAAGCAAAATTGATAATAATAAATATTTAAATAGTGATTGGGATAGAATACCTTTAGAATTAATAAAAAATCATTCTAAAAAATTTAAAAATATAATATATTTATTATTTGGAGCAGATAATTATATTTTTGAAAATGTTATAGATAAGAACAATAATCATGTTATAAAAAGATTAAGTTATCCACTTAATCAATCATGTAGCTCAGGAACTAACCCATTTAAATATTCTGAATGTTTTAAAGTAATTAATGAGCATTTAGTTTTAAATAATAAATCTATGATCAAATGGTAATAATTATTAAATTATTATTTTTTTATTATTTATAAATAATATTTTGAAATATTACTAACAAATATTATAAATTAATAAATGACTCTTTCTACTCAGAATATACATTTTGATAATAATATAAAAATTAATACGTTTTGTAATAAAATAAATGATGAACAAAATATCACTAGCATAAAAATAGAAACAAATAAAGAACGAAGAGATATTAAATTTGTTAAAAATATTAATTTAGAACATTTGAAATCAACAATTAATAATGAAAATAGAAAATGTTCATATAATGCTATAATAGTAACTTCAGATAAAAAAATAATTTTATGCGCGAGGCAAAAAAGTTTTTATTATGATATATTTATTACAATGTGTAAAAATATTGATAAAATAATGACATATGATGAAAAAAAAGAATTTATGAAATTATTTGCAAATCTGTTGTTTATGGAAAAGAAAAAAATATTAAATATTATTTATAAAAATTATGAAGCACATAATAGTTTAAAAATTAAAAAATTTATTTTAAAAAATTTTAATAACGATTTTATTAATGAAATTATAAATGAAAATGATTTATCGATTACACACAAAGAATACAATCTTTATAGTGAATATACTACAAAATATATTAAAGATTTACCAATTAATGATTGTACTGTAGCTAATATAATTTTAAATAATAATTATAAATTTGAAATAAAAAAATATTCTAGTTTAGATCTTTTAATGTTACCCGGTGGTAAAAATAATAATTCTACTGAAAACATTATTAAAATTTTAAATAGAGAAATTTATGAAGAAATTGGATTAGATAATATATTATCTCATGCACATATTAATACTTATTATATAGAAAATGTTATTTATGATAAAATTTTAAATAAAACATTTATAGATAATACATTTATAATTATTACAAATATTCATTCTCGTAAATTTTGTACATTATTTAATAAAAATGTACAATCAGAAGTTAAAAATTTATTATTTGTAAATATTCCAAATATACCATATGATAAATTATTATTTTGGATACAAATGTATTTAATTATATAAAAATAGTTATTTTATAAAAAAAAATTTTTCTATTATAGAAAATATTATAATAAAAATCCTGTTTATAAACAAACAAGTTGTGATTTAGTAAATTTAATAAATAAAATTTCATGCCAATTTCAGTATCCAGGCCATAATTATATAGGATCGTGGTATGTGGGAAAGTGAAAATGGTTGTAAATGGGAAATGGACTAAGTATTCAATATATAAAAAAAATGAAATAACGAGGGACATAAATATAATAAAATATCTTATATAAATTGGAAATATAGTTTAATAAAAGGACTTGATAAATATATATTTTATTGTCATGTTGAATATTATAAAGAGGCTGTGTGTGATAAAACATTATATTTAGTATATTTAGATACTTATCATAACAATAATTGTTCCAATTTAGATAATAATACTATAGAAATTAAAAATTGGTTAAACAAACGATTTAATTTAAACACCCAATTAAATTTAAATAACCCATTAAAATTAAAATAAAACACACATTTAATAATAACATAATAAATTAAGGTGTATTATAAAATTTTTATTAAATATCAATAATCGTATTATTAGAATATTTTATAGTTTTAAGAATTAAATTTGTACTATCTTGAAGATACATTTTACAATCATCATGTATATAACAAATATTATAAAAATAAAATTTTTTATTAGCAAAATCTTCATTATTTCTAGTAATTCTACCTTTACTTTGTAAAATTGTATTTTTAGTAGTTCCTGGCAATAACAAATGAATAGTATTTAAATTATATATATCAATTGCTTCAGATGCAGATGATATGGTTGCCAACATTATATAGTTATCTAATAAATTAATGGTTTCAAATATATCATTTTGTTTTATTCTAACATCATATAAAAATATGTTACTACTAAAATTTAAATTTAATAACATATTATATATTTTCTGAATGTGTTCTCTAAAATGTGATAAAATTAAAATTTTTGAATTGTTTTCAAAATGTAATTTAATCTTATCAACTATTTGAATATTTCGTTTATTATCTTTAGACAAACATCTATTGTAATATATTTTATTATACATATTATTATTTTTTATTTTATTATAATACATATAATAATCATTTTCAACATCTATATATTTTTTTGAAAATATAAAATCATTTTTATATATTATTAATTGTATTTTTTTCTTTTCTTCTAAAATTTTAACATCATGTTTAAAATGTAATTTATAATTTTTATTTGGAGTAGCTGTTAATGCAAATGCGTATTTAAAATAATTTGTAGTTAAAAAATAATTTAATATATTATCATTTGAAAAATTATAATTATGTATTTCATCTATAATAATAATAGAATAATTATTCTTAATAAAATTACAAAAGTTTATATTTTTTAAATGTTTATCTGGACAAATTATGACATCTATATTATTCAACAACCCTGCTTCTATATCTGATATAACATTTACGATACCATTGATAGATAAATAATAATTTAAATTTGTATTATTTTTTATTTTATCACCCCATTGTTCTACTATTTTTTTAAGAGGAGAAATTATTATAGTTTTTAATTTTAATTTGCAAATTAAGTCAATTGCTATTATAGTTTTTCCAAATCCACATGGGCATATTATTCCTGAATAATATATTGAATGATTCTTTATATTTGACAATATCTCATTATTTAAATTAAATTGTTTATCAGTTAATATTATTTTGTTACATATTTGATGATTTATATTATATACTTTTGGAACATAATTATAATTAATATCTAATAAACTTATAGGACATAATATTTTTTCACCAAATAAAGATTTAATATTATCGGCATCTATATTTATTTTTTTTTTATTTATAGAATATAAAATAAATTTATTATATAATATATATTTTATTTTATTATAAATATCAATATCTAGATATAATATATTTTGATACATTTAAACGTATTTATAATTTATTATTAAAATTTTTATTTCATAAAATTAATATAAGTTCGTTTTGTTATTTTATGATTATCATTATAAGTATCGATTATCAATTCTTCATTTTGATTTATCCATTCATCTACATTTTCTACGTTATATTCATTTATCAAAATATTATATATTAAATAATATACATATTCTTTAGTTACATATTTATTATTTTTAAAAATTTTTTCACTATCAATTAAAAAATATTTAGTATCATAAAAAATATTTAGAAATGAGTTATATGTCTCCATTATATATTCAAATTGATTTTTATTAAATTTTGTATATATAGGTAATAATATACTCATATTTAAAAAATAAAAATATTTATTTCCTATGAATGTAAACATATTAATATAAAATAAATTATCAGTGTTTTTAATATTTATAATTTTATTTTTTGTTATATTTATAATAATTATATCATCTTGTATACTATATGATAATATAGGATTATTATTATATTCTATATTTACAGGTTCTGCATTTTTAATTATATTGAGTAATGGTTCCGTCATTTTTATAGTATCAAATAGGTCAAAATTCATTATTTTTACAATATCAATATAAAAATTATTAATATTATATGTAAATATATTCATATTGATATTATTATAACTTACAATATTTGTATATAATATTTTATTACGTTTTGCTGGAGTAATAGTAAAATAAGATAATTCACATCTTTTTTTTGGAATTTGTAAATCAGATACTTCAATTTCTATATTATTTTTTAATAATTTAATAAAATTATTATAATATTTTTTTAAAATTATATTATAATAAGCCTTCAATTCCAAAGTTAATATATTTAAATATACTTCTATTGTCTGTTCTAGTTTATTCTGATCTATTTTTTCTATAATACGTAATCTTTTTAAATATTTTATAGTAATAGATGTAATTAATTTTTTTATTATATCTTCTGTATTTGCAATATTATTAAAACTATTTTTAATATTTTTAAATTTATTAATAATATTAAATAAATTATTAAAATTACACATCATAATTAATGTTATACATATTATAATATTCAAATTTAAAGAAATTTCTTTTTCATATAATTCAGCAGTACTACTTTGATATGAAAATATTTTATTATTTAAACGAAGAATAAACAAATATGTGTTTCTAATTTGATTTTTATATATATTTTCATATTCCAATCTATCATTATTAATGTGTATTAAAAAATCAATTATTAATCTACAACAATTATTATATTCCAGTATATGTGTAGTATTAAATAAATTATCAAATATTATAATAACATTAGTAAGATAGTTACTTGCATTAATAAATGAATTATATGTTGTGTAATCAAAAATATTTATTTTATTACTAGTAATTATGACTTCTCCATTTTTTTGTAAAAAAACTTGTTCTACAAAATTAAAAATTTCCAATTCTTCACCACATATATTACAAATTGATATATTATCACTATAAATTATATATTTTTCTAAAAATTTATTAAAATTAGAATAATAATTTTTAACATCTTTAAATAAATTTTTATAATCATCTACGTGAATACATATAAATGTTTGAATAATTTTTTCTTTTTGTTCAAATATATATATATCATTTTTTAAATTAATAGTATTACATTGTATTATAGCCTTATTATAAATTTTTTCTAAATAATATGTCAACAAATTATTTGATAAAAATAAAGAAACATAATTATTTATCTTTTTAGTTTTAAATAAATATTCTATTACTGGATTTATTGTTTTGTCTACTAACTCTTTTAAATTATTAAAATTTACTTTTTCATTAAATTTATGAGAATATAAATTTATAGTATTAGTAGAAATCGTATCATATATATTGTAAATTAAAGAAACATTTTTATCAATTATAAAATCCACCATATAATTTAATTTATAATTAGATGAAGAAATGGGTATTCCAATTACTCTATTTAAATCATTAAAATTTACAAAATTTTTTTGAAAAATTAATTGAGCCTCGTTATCTTTGAAATATTTAAAAAGCGTATCATAATCTATTTTAATTATTTTATAATTAGTTTGATATGATTGTGTTAATGATGAAGATTTAACATTATACATTATATCTTCAAGATCAACAATTTTATCATTTTTTGAATGCCATAATAAAAATATAAATTTAGGATTAGCTTTTATTATAAAAATTTCATCTAATAATTTAATATAATTGTATATATTATTTTTTTTTTTATTTGAATCTATAGATATTTTCGTAATAAGTTTAGAAACTACTACTGGCATTTCAATTTTTTTTTTAGAAAATTTAAATAAATTATATATCAAATTACTATTAATACTTAAATTATCCTTGACTATAGAAAATAAAAATATAACATCTGCACTTGTCAATGTATTTGTATATATCACATAATTATCTATTGTTTTTTTATTTAATTTATAAAATTCATCATAATTAAAATTAGGATTTGTATTTATATATTTTTTAATATTATTAATTAAATCAATTACATTTTCATCATGTATCATTTATAAAAATCATAATTGTTAAAAATATAATGTTTACCAATAACTAAATTATTAAAATAAATTATTGTATTATTCGAGTATGGTTTTTAATAAAATTTTCACATGAAAATTTGACACAATATTTTCCTCCGCATATTAAAAAAGTATCATTTAGTATTTCATTAATAAAATTGTGATCATTATCATTAGATGAATTTAATTTATCATTTAACAAATCATATTGATTTTTACTTAATTGTATATATAAATTACTCAATATTAAAGTTTTTAATCTATATGGATATACTATTGAAAAAAGTGTAAATATGTTTATAGAAGCAGAGTTTAAATAACCAATTTTTTTATAATTTAATATAAGTTCGCATAATAGTGTAGTATTTTTCGACAAATTATTTATATAATTTCTATGTGCATTATTTTTTTTATATATTAATCCAAATAATGAAATGCAAATTAAAATTAAAATAATAACACATACAATGTTACAAATAAGTTTTTTATACTTCATTTTATAGTTATGATGTATAAATTATATTATTTTTCAAATATTTAATAATAAAAATATAATTATTTATTTAAATCAGTATTCATATTTGTAAAATTTTTACATGAAAATTTGGCACAATATTTCCTGCCGCATATAAAAAAATCATCATTTAAAATATCAAAATTAGTTGAATTATTTTTAAAATAAGTATATTAATTTTTATTTAATTTTATATATATTAGATTAAATGATTGTTGTTTTTGGAACAAATCTATCTGGAAATACTTCATAGTTTAAATATAAATTTAAAATACAAAGTTCTTATGCTTGTAATTTTTCCGTAGTTGTTATTATTAGCATTTTTAATAAAATTACATAAAAATGTATTATTTTTGATAACTTATCTATATACTTTATATTATAATTATTATCGTCTTTATTTTAAAAAAATAATTTATATTAAATTTTTAAAAAAATAATTTTCATTATTTAATATATTTATTTATTTGTTTATACGCGCTTCATCATTTTTTTCACTAAAATCATTTTCAATATCATATTCTTTACGTAATTCTACTACGTTTTTGTCTTTCATTTTATAGGCAATAACTTTTGCAGTAATATTTATCATATTGTCTATTCTCATATAGTATATACTTGAAACTAATTCTATCATTCTATCAGAATATAATAGTTCTTTATCAAATTCTGAAATATAGTCACAATATTCATTATTTATATATTCATCTTCTTCGGGATGTTCCATATGATAATTACAATATTTAATAATTTTTTCTAATTCTATTGAATGTACATTATATAAGGGAATTGGTACATTATTATCATTTGCTAATATACCAATTACGTCATATATGAGGGCTGAATATTTAATAATTGTATTTTTATTTATTTCATATATTTTATTATCATTAGATTCCAATAAAATAGTTTCCATTTTTTAATAGTTTTAGCATCAACTATTTAAATATTTATTATTTTTCAAAAAAATTAAATATTAGATGATAATTTAATAATAGGTACAATTTTATTAATTTCATTTATATTTAATATATAATCAATATTATTTAAAACGACTTTAAATTTATTATTTTCAAAATCAAAATTATAAAAACCAATTTGTTGCTTTATTAAATTATTCTGTATAATAATAATTATTTTTTTTCTAATATTATCATTAAATTTTCCATTTAATATATCCATGATATCAAACACTTTTGAATAACTTATTAATTCATATATATTAAGTGGATATAATACTATAATTAACAAAATTATGCATATTATAATATATAAAATATTTAAAATATACATTTAATTTATGTTTAAATATTTAGTAATTTCACCATATCAGTAATTTGATTTATAGGAGCCGTAAATGGATCAATATTTATCATTCGATTATATAATTCTCCGATTATAACATTATTAGTCAGTATTTCTTTAAATATTTTTTCTAATTGATATTTTGTTTTCATACTTCTTATATTTATTTTATCTCTACCAAAAAATGATAAATTTTTAACATTATGTACAAATATTGGTAATTTTATATTTTCATTTATGTAATTAAAATCACAATGAAATTGTTCATTTACAAAATTAACATGTTCATTATATTTTAAATATATATAATTGTGTAAATTTTTATATAAAATATCAAAAAATTGTATATTATTATTTGTTTTCTTAGGTATTATTTGAATTTTATTATTTTTATAAATATTTATACGAGAGCCGTCTTTTGTTATAATAGATACGCAATTGGGTAATAACATTCTACCATAGCATATTATCTTTTCATTATCTATATCTATATTTATTATAGTTTTTGTAATTATTTCATTATTTTTTGTATCATAATTTATTTCCACATTTTTATATAAATTTTTTTTTGAAAATTTTACATTATCAGATGTATTTAATCTTTTAAGTAAATATATTGATGACTTTATTTTTAATTTTTTTTGTTTAAAATATTTATCAAAACTAGTTTTATAATTACATAAAAAATATTTAATTTTTTCTGAATTATCTGATTTTTTTATAATTGTTATATTTATATTTTTTTTATGCTGAATAGGTATCATTGAACTATTTAATAATTCCTCATTAACAAACGCTATAGTTTTTATATTAAATTTTTCAGTATCACAATACTTTATTTCATAAATTTTTAATTCATCATTATTAAATTTAATATCTAATGAATCAAATGTTTTTCTAGTAGTTAATTCATTTATCAAAAAATCATAAAAATTACAAAATAAATCTTTATTATTGAATTCAAATATAAAATTTGTTATTGTTTTTTTAAGATATAAATTTTCCGCATATTCATGTAAATTTTTTAAATTATTCATTTTTTTAACTGAAATTGTTTTTTAATTAAATTTAATTTTCAAAAAAAAATAAAAACATATATTTATTAGTGTAATATATTTTTAATTAAATATATTACAAATCATAGAAACATATTTTTTTTTTTTATAATAATAATTTAATAAATGTCGACCACTAATACTCCAATGAAATTTAGTATAAACGCATCATCAAACGATTTTAATAATGGATTAAAAAGTGCAGAATTAGATTGTTTTTGTGATTTAAATACTACAAATAAATTTAATAACTTACTTAATAATAACCAGTGTCGTAGAACATATACCGATACTGAAGAACGAATTACTTGTTGGGAAGGAGATAGACAATTTATAACAGTTAAACCACTTAATCAATCTAATAATATGCCACTTCAATCACAAGATTATAATTATAATACTAATACAAAACCAAATAATATGTATAATACTAAATAAATTAACATAAACAAACATTTATATATATTTTTATAATTATTGAACAATTAATATATTTAATGAATAATTAATTATTAAATATGTTTTTTTTAAGCATAGATATTGGCATTAAAAATTGTGGATTGACAATTTTTAATTTGAATGATAAACAAATTATTATTCAAAGTGTGTTAGACAATTGGAATAATTTAACAACTTCATATTTAAATAATTTTATTAAATATTTTAATATAAACAATAATTATATAATTATAATTGAAAAACAATTAAAGGGTCGTAAAAATATATATTTGCATGGTTTTATAAATGCATATTTTCAAAATTTAAATTATAAAATAATAAATTCAAATTCATTTTCATTTAATATTAAATCTTTAAAATCATATAAACAAAGAAAAAAATTATCTGAATATTATTTTAAAAAAATATTTAAATATGGATCAAGTATTGGAAAAATTGATGATTTAGCTGATTCATTATGTATGGGATTGGTAAATATTAATAATATGTTAAATATTTGTAAAGGTAATAAACAAAAAATCATGAATTATTTTTTAATTAATTATGATTTAAAATTAATATATATATATATAATTTATTAATAAAATTTATAAGATGTGTTAGTTTATATTTATTAAAATTGAAATAATGAATTTATTAGTTTGATATTATTTTAACGAAATAAATTTTATAGTTATAATATTTTTAAATAGAAATATTATATTTTTAAAATTAATAACTCATTTTTAATTTTAAAAATATTTTTTTATATTAACTATCATTTTCGTTAAGTAAGTTAAAATTTTTGTCATTTTTTTCGAGAAAAAATTAAATATATTAATTTTTATTTTATTCAATCTGGTCGTTAAATATTTTTTATCTTTTAAATTATAAGAGTTATGTATCAAAGTTTTAAATTTATTAATTGGTTCTGAAATTTTATTTATATCTGACTTATTTTGGTTATTAGCATTTATACAACTATCTATTATTTCCTCAATGATTTCAGTACGTACATGCTCAAGACCATTTTCAATTAACATATTTGTGAATATTTTTGCAGTTATTTTAATTTCGGCATCATCAACATTCGCAACTTCATCAATAATATTTTCTTCAGTGTTTTCATTTAAATTATTAGATGTTTCCGGACTAGTTATATAAATTTGTTCTTTTGGTTGATAATTTTCAATGTCATCAGCAATTGGAAATTTATTTAATACATATTCATACTGTATAATTAAATCAAAAAATGATTTGGCGTTATCAAATGGAAATTTAATATTCTGTACATCATCAATAGTTAATTCAAGATTTTTAGATATATGATATTTTTTATCTTCAATGTCTTCTGCATACAATTTTTTTATTAATATTTCTGAAAAATATTTTATCCATTCAGGTTTGTAATCATATGTTTTGTAATCTATTCCTTGCGATTGTAATTCACTGGCCTTGAGTGTCCAAAATGATGCCCATTCTTTAGTATATAGTTTATGAGTTTTTGGGTTTTTATTATAATTTATATAAGTTATGGTTAATTTAATTACTTCTAAATTAACTATAGTCTCATAAAGTTTTAATTTAGAATCTAAACTCATTTCATTATTGTGTTTTTGTATTACATCCGAACTTAATTGATTTATATTTTTTGTATTATCTTGTTCGAAAATCATATTATTTTTTTAGTACGATGTATAATATTTTTGATTTTGAAATTTAATAATTTGTTTAAGACCTATTTTTGTTTAATATTGATTATTTTAAATGAAAATAACTCAATATTAGTTAATTTTACATACATTATTTTTCATAAAATATAATTAATTTATTTTACAAATATAAATTACACATTAAAATAAAATATTTATTTCACAATATTATTAAATGTTGACTTTTTTATAAAAATTAAATAACAAATGCTATCTATAAAAGAAATTTATAAAATAGATTCGTATGAAAAATATAATTTTATAGCCTTTGCTTTATTTCCTAATAATGTAGATATATTTACGATTAACAATATTCCTTTTGATTTTATAACTAAATATATAAATCAATTCAAAATTTTTATATTTCCAGTATACAAAAATTATTGGAAAAATGTACATATATGTTTTGAAAATAATAAATTTTTTTTAGGAAATAATAATATAATTTCTATTGAATTTTATTCAAAATATACAAATAAAATAAAAATATTTAAAAATGATTATATTTACATTGAAGATGTTGATATTATAATAACTTATGAAGTATATGCATATTTTAATATATATATTAAAAATAAATTTATTATAAATAATTTATCTTTACACGAAGTTTTTGGTATTGTAGAATCAGCTACAAAAAATAATATGATTACAACTAGTGATAATATAATTAAAAATTATAAATTAACAAAATCTAATAATAAATATGACAAAGTTCCTTTAAAATCGTTATATCCAGCTATTCAGTTATACTGTTTTCATACATGGATAAATAATTTTGATATAACAGTGTCGGGTGGAACAGGTATTGGAAAAACATCTCAGATACCTAAAATATTTTTACATTTTAATACATTTTTTGATGGATATTTGGCATTTGATTTATTATCAGAATATAGACAAAATATGTTTTTAAATTTTAAATTTGATAGAGGAATTACATTTAAAAACTGTATATTATCAATGCCTAGAAAAACAATAATGAAAAGTACTGCGTTATCTATGGCAAAAAGTTTAAATATGGAATTAATAAATTCTTCGATATCATTAAAATATAAAGATATTCAAAATGAAATAAATTATTATAATCCTATGACAAATAGATTATCATGTTATTTAATGATTGTGGTTAATAGATTGACCATAACATTATTAAATAATAATAATAAAATTAATAGTTTAATAATTGACGAAATTCATGAACATGATCAATTTGCAGATATATGTATAGCTGTATCACACACACTTAAAAAAAATTTTGGTATAAAAAATATAATATTAATGTCGGCTACCTTAGATTATGATAAAATAAATATAGATAAATTTTTTAATAATAAAATAAATCATTTATATATTAAAGGTGATCGTTTATTTGAAGTAAATGTGAATAATACATACATAAATACTAAATTAGAAATATATAAAATAATAGATGACATTAATCCAATTATAGGAACAACTGTTATAATATTTAAAGAATCAGTATCCGCAATCATGGCAGAATATAAAAAAATTTTTGAATATTTTAAACAAAAAAAATTTGTAAAAATTTATATATTACATGGAAAAATATTAAATTCAAATGAAATAATTAAAGAAATTGAAAGTTCTAAAAAATATATGAATATAATTTTAAGTACAAATTTTTTAGAATCGTCTATTACTATCACAAATGCAATATGCGTAATTGATAATGGAAAAATGTTTTTAAAAAAATTTTTATCTGGAAATATAGTTTATATTACAGATAGCATGGCTGAGCAAAGAAAAGGTAGGTTAGGAAGAGTTCGCCCCGGTACATATATACCATTATACGAACAATCTAAATTACAAAAAAATTTTAAAAATATAAATTATCAATATCTTTATAATTATTTAATAATATTTAAATATTTTAATATGGATATTTACAAAGATTTTTATATTTTACCAGATGACATGACAAGAATTGATCGTACTGTAAAATATTTGTTATCTAAAAATATAAATATAAATACAAATATTTTAAAAATTTATAAAATATTTTTTACATATGAATGTAATATGATAGAATATATACCACTTTATATGTCATTTGGTACAAATAAAATACTTCTTGCCGAATTAATTAAATTAGATATGGGTATATCACAATCTATTAGTTATGAATTAAAAAAAAAATTAATAAATTTACATGTTAATTGTAAAGTTTTGAAATCAATTAAAAATAAAACACAAAAATATACAATTATATTAAAAATAATAAATTCTCCGGAAATAAATGATATTTTCAAAATATCTAAAACATATTTTTCAAAATTAGATTATAATTTGATATGTATAAATCCTATTATTATAGTTTAATATTAAATAAACAATAATATATTTTATTTATTAAATGAAATCATGGTATGATTATAATGTTATGCGAAATTTAAAAATTCCAGAAAGTGGTATTGGATTTATGATATTTTTAATATTTTCATTTTATAAAATAACTCCATATATAAATTTTAAAAATTATAAAACAAACTGTAACATGTTAATTATCAATGAGTATGATAATTATAAAAATACAAAAGGAAAAGTAACATTCATTCCTCTTGATTTTTTATATAATTATTATAAAATTAATAAGGATGATAAAATTCACCAAGATATTCCAATAAATAATATAGATACTTTAGAAATAAAAACATATTTATATAATTTTTTATTAAATGATCTAGAACAAAAAAAAATATGTAATTATGAATTTATTACAACCAATTCTTATAAAGGAATTTTATTAATATTTTTTAGAAAACCATATATGCGATCTAGTTTTTCTAAAAATAAAGATTTTTCAATGATAAAAGATATACGAGATGATATAAATAATTATCAAAATGGTTTTGTGAACGCATCTTTGCAAAAAGCTATAGATTCAGAAATCCGTAAAGATGAATGGATGTCATCTATCGATATTTCAAATGTTATTTTTCCACTTCTTAAACTTAAACAAAATAATGATATATATTATATAGAATTATTAAATTTTCCTGTTAAACACACAGATGCCGCTATGGTAAATTCTGGATTTAAAACATATTATAAATTAGCAGATATTAAACCTAAATTTAAAGATTTTATAGAATCGAAAAAAAGATATTTACTAGCTATTATGTTATATGATAGTCATTTTACATGTTTAATATATGACAGATATATATCTTTTCCAAACGAATCAAAAAATGGAATTTGTTATATATTTAATAGTGGGGGTTATGATCCATGCAATATCAAATATAATTCAAATATATTATTTATAGATTCTAATATGGCAGTTAAAAAATTTAAAAATTTAAATATAAATTTTTCAGAAACGTCACATATTTCATATAACAATATAGATGTTATTGTAGAATTATTTAAACATATGTTTAGAGTTGATACTTTTATTTTAAATACTTTTACTATTCAAAAATATTATTCGGAATGTGGAATGTTTTGTACATTATTTTTATATTTATTTATTATTGATAAAAATAAAAATATGCATAGTCAAAGATCAATTTTACCTATGAAAAAAATATATTTCGCAATGAGTTTCTTTGGTGATTTATTAACGGGTTATATGCGTGGTTCTATGTATGTGAATAACGAAGATTCACCCGAAATTCCATATAAAAAAAGATTAGATGTTTTTAAATTATGTAATAAAAAAATAAGAGAATTTGAACAGATATATATTAAAAACTCATATAGATTACAAAATGCTGCTAGACATTATGAATCAATATTTGGATTGTTAAATTTAAATGAATTTAATAAATATGATAAATAAAAATCTATTTGTAAATGAGTAATTCTAAAGAAAATGATGATCTATTAATAAAGTATTGTAATAATAATTTAAATGATCCTAAATGTGGATGTTTATTATTCAAAAATAATTTTAATTTTTTAAACAAAGCTTCTTTTGCACCATATGTATGTTGGTATTCTCCATGTCTAAATTCTAATAATTATTTAACTTCATTATTAATAAGTGAGAAAAAATCATGTAATGTAAGTATATGCGAAATATCATTGGGCGATATAGTTATTAATAATGGAGAATTAAATATAACAAATGATTGTATATCTTTAATTAGTCCTTTATTATTTTTTAAAAAAACTATTAATCAAATTAATAATTATGAAATTCCTAATATGTTTACACCAATTATAATTCCAATTTTTATAATATTATTTATTTTTTTATTTTAATATTCAACGAGCCATTTTTTTACGCCCATCTTTTTTATCCATAGAAGTAGATTTTTTTCTTGGTTTTTTAGAAGTATTATCACTATTATATTCTTCATATTCACCATCTTCACTCATTGATTTTTTTGTACCTGGATTAGTAGAAGTGTTTGCTTTTTTAGAAGAATGTTTCTTATCCATTTTAGAATTTTTTTTATAATATGTATCATCACTCTGTTCATCATCACTCAAAATTTTAGTTGTTTTTTTAGTACTAGGTTTATGAGTAGTTACCTTTCCTCCATATCCATTATCACTACTATTATATTCATTATCACTGGCCTCTCTATGTGGTTTTTTAGTAGTAGTTTTTTGAGTTTTTTTTCTAGATCTTCCTCCATATGAAATAATTTCATGCTGACCTATATCATCCATCCTATCTTGTTCACATTTATCTAATTGAGTAATTATTTTTTTATGTTTTTCATCAGTGTGCACTAAAGCAACATAATTTGTACCTGCAACATGATGCCATGTAGCATTTTTGCCAGTACTTACCAATTCTCCTTTGGCTAAATTATTTAAGTATGTATTCAATGCTGTTGGGCAAATAGGCTTTAATGCATTGAAATAATTACTGATTTGATAAGTGTCTACGTTATCCATATTTATATATAAAAAAAATGTTTTTATAATAAAATAAATGTACATATTAAATATTTTATTAATTTTATTTTTTATGTTATACATATACATATTAATTAATAATTACAGAAATAAAAATATAAATAATATAATAAGTACATTACCAGAAAATTATTTTAAAAATATGTCAATGGAACAAATTCCTATATTTAATTATTCAGAATCTAATTTGGATAAATTGATAGACGAAATTAATAATTTACAAAATGAAATAAATAATAATCAATTAAAATCTATGAATTTAGCAGAATCGATAAATAATTTAAATTCAAAATTAACCAATCAATCAGATATTATAGCAAGATTATATTCTGATATCGATAAGTTAAGATCTGATGCCTTATCAGTTCCCACCTTTACATTTCTTCAAAACATATCCATCTAAGAATATCTGGATTAGTACCTATAGTAAATAAAGGAATTGTCTGTTTATATGTTCTAATGTAATACATTAAATCATCTCCCGGATTAACTATAATAAAATCTGTAAATGTAGAAGTTATATATGAAGTGGTGTATCCTGTAGTTTCTATGGCGTGATTTATAGGACTAACTATTCCAGGAAGGCCATTAGTTTCATTAGTTAATCTATATAAAAATCCATTATTCCATTGGCCAATAGGAATTCCTGATATCGCACCTGTAACTTTAACAATAACTTGTTTAACAGCAGTAGATGGTAAAGTAATTGATATCATTCCTTCATCACTAACAGCTCTTCCACCATCTGTATCTCGCGAATTAATTAAAATATTTAATCCTACAGATGATGTTGAATAAATTATATTATTACCCGGGGTGTTATAAAAAACAATAGGGTCACCTTCTATTAAATCTTGAGCATACTCAGCTCTATATCTTTTTAAAAATTTAGATGGATATTCAGAAAATGGAATCACGCTGATAATATCATTAGTAATACTAAATGTCACCGGATCTAATTTAATTTCTTGTACATTCATATTAACATCTGTGGAACCTAATAACATATTAACATCTGATAACGGCGCTAATTTTTCAGTGGTCACGGCATTGTCCGCAATTGTAGGTGAATCAGCAGTACCGGTTAAATCACCGGCCAATTGCACAATACCCTTGGTGTTTATAGTTGCATCTGGAACATCAACATTTACATTTAAATTACTAATTTCTGAATCTACATATTCTTTAGTAGCCACATCTTTGATATCAGATGGTACATAATCATTTGACATTTTTATTGATGAACCTAAATTCATTTCATTATCTGAATTAAAATTTAAATATCTAGTATCCAAAATTGCAGAATTTGCAATTATTTCAACCCATCCATCTGTATCTGTATATAAAAATAATCTACCATTATTTTCTGGTAACGCATCATCTTTATTTATAACAAACAACTCACCTGGTTGTGGATTAGCGGGAAAAGCATCTGTCAATCCTACATTTATTGTGTTTATAAGAACATTTACATCTCCATTTGAATCAGGAATCGCTCCATTTACAGTCTTAACTACATTTATCAATTCAATATTAGCATTGTTTAAAATAAAATTATCACTTATTGAATATTCAATAATTTGACCATTTATATCAGATCCTAATAAATTATTAGGTGTTATATCTGAAAATTTATCCAATGTTAATACATTATCTGCTATTGATGGCATATCTCCTGTACCAGATAATGCACCAGATAACCTAATAACACCTCGGTCATCTACAGTTGCTTCTGGGATATTTGTAGCAAGTTGTTCTTCTAAATATTTTTTTGTGGTCACATCATATTCATTCATTGGAGTATACGAATCATACATTTGAAGTGTTCCTGGAAATACTAATTTATTATTTCCATCCACTGTTAGTAATTTGTCATCGATTACAGTATTTAAAGTATCTTCCATATTTAACTTAGTAATTACACTATCTGCAGATGTAGGTACGTAACCAGACATCATGACAATTGATCCACCATCAATCATTGTATTCTGCATATCTGTTCGCATATAAGTATCTTCTAAATGTATAGGAGGCGCGGGTATTTCCAGATCTTTAGTCGGTGGTAGTGGCGTCGGATTACTAAATACTTCATATGATAATATAATCATATAAATAATAACTATGATAATTATTATATATAGCAAAGCTATTGAATAATCCATTATTTATATTATTAAAAATAATATGTTATAAAAAAAATATAATTTATATATATTCAAATGTATAAAATAAATAAATTATAAATATTAAAAATTATTTAGTTTTATTTAAGTGATTATATCCAACTAACTTTTTCATTAAATCAGTAACCTTAAAAATATCATTATCGACTTTAAATATAGGTTTACCATAAATATTTGGGTATTTGGAAAATCTTGTAATTTTATGTGGATAATGATTTGATGTTCTTCTATCTTCAAAAATTTTAATTCTTTTGTTAATTTGTTTTTGAGAAGCTAATTCGGCAGGTGTCATACAAATATATAGCGCACATCTTTTACTATCGACATTTTTACATTTTTGAGGTTATATTCCTTGATGGATAGTTCTACTATCCCATAAAATTAAAGAACCAGCAGCTGCTTTAATACAAATATCTGAATTTTCATGTAAATTATGTTTTTGTTCTTTATTTATAACAATTCGATTATCTTTTTTTTGAATATTAAATTTTTTTTGAAAATCTGAATGTAATTTATGTGACTACCTCTTAAAAATTTAAATGTTGCATCACCATTATTTACATTAAATAAATTAACTAGTTCTTGCACACATTCAAAATTATTTCTTTTAAATGATTGATCTGTATGAAGATAATCTTTTCCAAGCCACCATCCTCTATTTGTAATTTTACAAGATAATGAAATAATTATACCATCAAAACTTGTAAGTAAATCATCTGTATTCAATATTGAAATAAAATTATTTATAAATTTTTTATGTTGACGAATATACCATTATAATGGATTATGTACAAAATCCCAATTTTGCAATAACATTTCATATTTTGAATAAAATTCAAATATAGATCTATAAGTTGATGTATCTTTTTTAATAATTGATTTATCTGTATATTTTGTTTTAAAATTTAACCATTTACACATTTTATTTTGAAGAAATTTTATTTCTTCGGTTGTCAATACATTATCGATAACTTCTACACAAGCATTCTCTAAATAAAAATCTTTACGATCACTATAATAAATTTATTTTTTATAATTTAATTTTATTTGTATTTTATTCCATAAATAATAATATTTATTAAAAAATAAACTAGAATTGACATTATCAATATTTTACTTTTAATTATAAATTAAAAATGTATTATTCATAATTATTAGTTTATCAACCTTGTTGTAAACGAGTTGCTGGATTTGTAAAAAACAATAAACCTTTTTTATATGTTTCGTGCCTGTAAATGTGAATATAAAAAAATAACAATTCTAGTTGCATATAATGAAACATGTAAACCTGATGAATTAGTATTAGTTTCTAAAACTACTTGTCCTTCTGATCATTATCTTTTTAATAAAGATAAAAAAAAGAAAAAATATACTGTTGAATTTGATAATTTGCAAAATGATCAGTATGAATATCAAAAATATATTCCATGTCATAGAAAATATCACAAAATATATTCCAATGAACATAAAATTAACATAATGTGTGTAAAATATGGAACTAACTGGAATCTTAAAAAAAATTTTCAGGTACTCTCTAATTTCTATCATCACAAACGTATTAGATTTGGTGCATATAGTCTAGAATATGGTCATACTGATTATTCAAATTGTGAAAAAGAACCGTTATTAAGTGAATAACAATTAAAAATAATTGAATTATTATTAAAAGAACTTCCTGAAAATGATAATTTTTTAAATTACTAAATATTTAAAACATAAAATACCTGAAGATAAATAATTACTAATTTTTTTATTTTTATTTATATATTTAAACAATACCTTATATAAAATTGAAAAATAAATATATTAAAAAAATATAAATTTAAAATAGATTATTAAAATAATAAAAAAATGAATTATAGTGATTGTAAAGATTTAACTTTAAAAAAAGATGGTGTTCAAGTTATTTTAAACGTTTTAGATAATGATGAAATTCTATTTCTTCAAAAAAAAATGTGGGAATGGTTAACTTTTAAATCACGTAATCTTAAAATTCCAATTGATAAAAATAAATATGATACATATAAATCGATATTTGATTTTGGCCCCAAACATGGAATGTTATTACAAAATTGGGATTTTGGTCATAATCCTATTTCTTGGTATGTTAGACAAAATAAAAAAGTGATTGATATATTTGCTTCAATTTGGAAAACATCTGATTTAATTACAAGTTTTGATGGTATAAGTATTTCATTACCACCTGAACATACTGGAAAGGGATGGTATAATGGAAATGACAGATTTCATTGTGATCAATGTTTTAAAAGAAATTCTTTTGAATGTGTTCAAGGTTTAGTAAATATATTTGATGTACGTGAAAAAGATGCAACATTAAGATTTTTAAAAGGAAGTCATAAATTACATGGAGAATTTCAAAAACATTTTAATATTGATGAGAACACCGATTGGCATTTATTAGATGATAAAGAAAAAAAAGATAAAGATATATTAATTAAAGAATTAAAAGAAAAACAATTTTATATTAATCGTTTAGGTAATGATTGCGATATTTGTATTGAAGCTCCTAAAGGTTCTGTATTTTTATGGGATAGTAGAACTATTCATCAATTAATAGAGCCACAAGAAAGAAAAGAAGAAAATACAAGATGTGTACCTTATGTTTGTATGACACCAAGATCATTAGCATCAACCCAAATGTTAATAAAAAACAAAAATATTTTAAAGATAAACGTACTACTAATCATTGGCCACATAAAATAAAAGTATCTCCAATAATACCATTTAGATTAAAATATATTCCAGTTGTTGATAATGATATAATTGAAGAAACAGCTTTAATGAAAAAATTAGCAGGTTATTAAAAAATATTAATAATTTAACATTCTGTAATTTGATTATTAAAATATTCACTGATATTATCTCTTATACATCTAAAACACAAATTAAATTAAATAATATTTTATTTAATTGTTTATAAACATTTGATGAAGCATAATAAATAATTAAAAGATATTTTATTTTTATTTAACATCCGGAACATCTGAAACATAATAAATAATTAAAGATATTTTATTTAATATTTGAAACACAAAAAATTTAAAGATTAGAAAATCTTAAGAGTAATAATTCAATAATAAAAATTTACAATTTCAATAATTCTAGAGAAATAATTAGTTTTTGGTGATAAATATACTTTAAACCTAGAAACCAAAGAATATAAAATAACTAAAGCAAATGATTACATTAATTATAGATTACCTTTTAGAGAAATTAATAAAAATCCAGATTAATTAAATAATTAATTTTTATTTAACTATTTATAAACATTTAACGAAACATAAATAATAATATTTATTGAAAATAAACTAAAATTGACAATTTCAATGAATATAAATTTAAATTTATTATTATAATCAAAAATTTAATTTAAAATTTTTAAATGTATATAGATATAATGGAATCGAATTCTTTTGAAGATATAATTGTCATACCATATATTATTGTAAAAATTCTTAGATACCAACTCTAGATATGAAGCAGCTACTGTTTGTCGTGAATTTTATGAGGAAATTTGTTTCTTAGAACGAAATAAGCAATTGGTTTTATTCGAAAACATTAATGATAGTATTTATGAATCAATGTTAAAAACAAATCGTAAATTTAATAATATTTACGTAAATTTTAATAATATAAAAATTTTTTATACTTAATTATTTTAAATGTTATTGTTAATAATAAATATAAAATATATTCAATCTTATTATAATATAAAATATTCATTTCATAATATCATTTTTAATAAATTGTTCAATATTAGTTTTTGTATTATATTGTTTCATTTAATTCATAATCCAAATCATTTGTATCTATACAGATATATTCATACATAGAATTTAATAATTCTGGACCTTTGAATTTTTCTAAATTCAATGCATATTTTCCATAATCAAAAGATTGTTTTATATCAGAATCATTTAATTGTAAATCAATTAATTTATTATTTATATCATTTGTTAAAATATCATTTGATTTCAATTTATTATCATATTTAAAAATATTATGCAAGTTATTATTTAATTCTGAATATAAATAAACATTATAACAGTATGATTCATATATAGATAGATAAGGATACATATAATTAAACATATATTTGTCATCAATATCGTTATTATCTATAAAAATTTTATATTCAATTATTTTTTTTCTTATTTTTAATAATAAATCTGTAAGATATTCATAATCGTTATTAAAAGGAATATCAATTTTAATATTAATATCATTATTAATTGTGAAATATGAACCATTTCCTAATCGAATACATTCTTTTTTAATAATATTATTTTTTTGCAAAATTTAAATATTTATTGAAGTCAAATTTTTCATCCATAATTTTATAAATAGTTTATATTATTTTATATTATTTCATATTATTTCATTTTATATTTTTAAAATTATTTTGTTATCTCTAATAATTTATTTAATATTAATATTTTATAAATATCTGATGTTATTTTATTTGATAAATATAATTGTGTTTGAATATGCGCATTATACAATATTAATAGAGGTCGCAATGAAGTATCCAAATAATATTTATTATTAGTAAAATCATTTAGTTTATCATTAATTAATTTATTTATTTCTATAATTTGATTTTGTAATTCTATTATCGTATAAGTGTTAGAAATATATTTATTATTTAATGTATTTAAATTATTATTTTGTGTATTAATTACATCTAATGATTGATTTAACATATTATCTAATTCATTTTTTAAATCCATATTTTTTATAAATATTTCAAGATTTTGTTGATTAACAGGTTGTCTAATTATTTCATCTTTAAAAAATAAAGGAAGATATTGTTCTGTGTATATTGTAAATAAATAAATAAATATAACCATTATTAATATTATTACCAATATCATTTTAAAAATTTATTGTATTTATAAAATTGAAATTAAATAAATAATAAAAAATATAAATGAATTTAGATAATTTAGAAACTATAACTTCGATAATCAACAAGTTTTCTAAATATTCAATTAATATAATAAATAATAAATTAATTAATGATCAAAATAAAAATATTAATCACGAAATTGAATTAATTTATACTTTTCCAGATTTAAAATTATTATCTAATTTAAATATTTATAAACAATTTGTAAAAAATAATATATATATAGAATTTGTTAGAAAAATTGTAAACGTTCCAAAAAAATATAGAAAACGTAAAAATTTTAAATATGAAAATTTTGAAATTAATAATAATTATTTGTATAATCAAATAGATACTTCCTGGGAAATAAAAGAAACATTAGATGAACAAATTTTGATAAATATTAAAGATAAAAGAAATATAATTATGAAATATGCCACTGAACAACCATATACTATAGAACTAAAAAATATTTATGAATCTAAAACTAAATTATATTATGTAATGTCTTCAAGTATGCAAATACAAAATATAAAAATTGAATTTAAAATAAAACATGTTTTAGGATCGGCTGATAATAAAAAATTATTAAGTAATTATTTTAATTCTATAGATGCGGTATATAAATATACAGAATATAATATAGAATGGGAAATTATAAATCCATTATTGTATAAAATTGATAAAACTAATACTATAGAATCGGTAACTGGTAAATTGTATGATAATTTAGTAGATTGTTTTAAAATTGTATTTTCATATACTAAATTACAAAATTTATATTTAATAAAAGAAAATTTAAAATTTGTAAATATATTTACAAATTTTATATCTTTTGACCAATTTGATAAATTAATTATTGAAAATTATGTACTTACTAAAAAATACGATGGTAGAAAAGTAATATTTTATGTTATAAATAAAATTTGTTATGTTAATATGTACGATAATGTTTATTTATTATCTTGTAATATATTAAATGATAATAAATTTTATGGCGAAGGTGAATTGATTATAATAGATAATAAATTATGCGTATATCCTTATTATTTTGATAATATAAATGATAATAAATTGTCTAGATTAGATTCTATTGATTTATATAATAAATTAATTGATAATTCTATAACTGATTGTGAAATATATTTTAAAAAAAAAAAATATACTGGTCCATTTGATTCATTACAAAAATTATTATCAGAAATAGTTCATTATGAAACATTTTTAAAAAAAAATAGTGACGGTGTTATTTTAATGGATATAAATCAATATTTAAATTATACAGATTACAAATATAAAATGAATAATACTATCGATATAGTATTTAAATTAGATATATCAAAAAGTTCATTTTATAGTACAAATGATGGATATATGATAAAATTTATGGGTTATTTATACGATAAAGATTTTATAGAATTTAATAGTGTTGATGTATATTATAAAACTGGGCATATTAAATTTAATTTAGATTTGTTATTATTAGAATATACAGATCCATTCACTTCAAGTAATGTGTTAATACCAAATATATTTATAGGTGAATATTCTTTTGTTGATAAAGCATTAATTCCTAGGCTAGAGAAAACAAATAATTTTTACAGATATTATTATAAAGGAAATAATGTTAAAATTATATTAGAATCTAAAAAATTTCATGATAAATATAGTAATTTTACAATTGAAACTTTAAAAAATTATATAAATAAACCAATTATAACCACAGAACAAAAAATATTAAATAATGATAGATTATTAAATAAAGAAAAACTTACTTATTTTGTTAAAGACAAAAATGCTAAACGAAGTGAATTAATTTTAAATCTTATATCTAATATAGCAAAGACACAAGCTATAACAATTACTGGATCACCGATAACTAATAAATATAAAAAAAAAAATAAAGTATTGGTAATAGATATTGGGCAAGGAGGTGATTTAAATAAATATTATTATATAGAAATTTTAAAAATGGTAGGTACAGATCCAGATCAACATGGGTTAGATGAAACAATGAGACGATATATTAATTTAAAAAAATATAAAAGAGGTTCGTCAAATGTATTTACTTTAGATACATATAATATGTCTATATTAAATAAAAATTATGAAAAAACGGTAAAAAATGAAAAATTTGATTTAATAGATTGGCAATTTGCAATTCATTATTCTTATTGTGGAAATACCAAAGATTATATATTAAAAAAATTAAGTAAATTGATAAATTCTAATGGAAAAATTATCATATCTTGTCTTGATGGAAACAGATTAGAAAAATTATTTAATTCTTCTGGAAATAATCTAAATTTTAATTTATCAGAAAATATGAATTATTCTATATTTAAAAAAGATGAATCTACAATATCGGTATTATATAATGCAACAATGAATGATTGGAAAGATGAATACATCATAAAAGATTCAATTATTCAAGATTTTGCTAATTATAAATTTAAATTAATAGATAGAATTCATTTTACTGATTTACTTACTGAAAAACATAAAGAATTATATACTGTACTTAGTAATTTTCCTAGAAAATCAACTTCTGATTTTTATAAAAAAATAATTGATGATAAAAATATATTTTCAAACAATGAATTATTTAAATTATTAAACTTATTTCAAATTTTAGTTTTTCAAAGTGTGTTAAAAAATTAAAATATTTATACAGTAAAATATGGTAATTTATTATTCATTTTAGCATTTATAAATATTTAAATATTTATTAAAATTTTCTATATTAACATATATAAATATGTACGACTTGGATTATATATCGCTTGAATTATATAAAATAGAAAAAATAAATAATAGGAAATATAAAATTTTTTTTACAAACAAATTATGTGAGCAATTTATGGAATGTAAAAAATTATATTTAAAAGTTCCTTTTTATAAAGACGAGAAACCATTGATTATTTTCGATGAATGTAAATTTTGTCTTGAATTAATATGTAGAGAAGTGTATAAAATAAAATTCCATCACACTATTCCATATTTAGATTTCGTATTGCATTTTAATGAAGATTTAAATTATTGTGATATTAATGCGTATGTGGCACATTTAATTAATTCTAATATAAACAATTTTTGTAATCCAGAAGTAAAACTTGTAAAATATCAAATTTTATTAGATGATGTTTTATTAGAAAAAGAATTATTACATAACTCATTTAACATGTTAGTATATAACCAAAATAATGTTTTATCTAGTATTACTAAAAATAATATTATAAACGATACACTTATTATTCCTAGTGATACTATATATATTCAAGCAGAACAGCAAGTAGTATATGACATATGTGGTGTGAAATATTTCACTACAGATTGTAAAAAATATTATATTAAAAATACTTTATTGATAGAAATTAAAATATATAGATCATTTGTTAAAAATGTTAAAATTGGATGTATTCACGTCGACCCATGCTTAGAGAAAAATAAAATATTATCAACTGTTTATAAATATGGAAAATATGATATAATCATGGCAAAATATCCACATAAAATACTTGCTACTGATTTAAATCTTAATAATAAATATCAACCAGTGTATTTACCAAACAAATTCTGTGAAGTAAAAGTTATTCCAAAAATTGTATTAAATTCTAGAACTATAAGTGTATTTGACATGACATCATCAACATCTTTGCATCCAGCCTGTATAGATTCTGAATTTAATATTCTAGGAGATGTTCATGTTTACAAAAAATATGCAGGAAAATCTAGATTAGATGTATTTATACAATCTAGATTTGATAAATGTCATATGCCAGTGCCTGATATATTGAATGTGTGTTTATTAGATGAGTGCTGCGTAGAATATATTTACAAGCCATCAGATTATATAAATCCCGGTATATATAATTTGAAGTGGATTGAATTCTGTAATGAAAATGTATTTTTAACAAGTGTTTCATCTACTGAAATATTGGTAGAAAATGGTGTAAATAAGGAAATAATTAAAACTATAAAATTACATAAAGAAGGTAAATATTATTATCCAGAATGTGAATATAATTTTATAGTCTACAAAAAATCAGCCGAACTTATGTTATTGGCTGAATATAGATGTGTAGAAAGAAAATTAAGATGTGTTCCTACAAATTTCATATATGGATGGTATATTGATATTTCAAACATACATTATCTTAAAGAAAGAATTGGATGGGAATTGGATTTGGAAAAACGTATCGGTGACAATGTGCATTATAAACCTATTGCAGAAAGAATTAGACATAGACGACTTAATAATCTTATTTTGGCATTTATGAATAACAAAGATAATAAAGTTGCTATTGGGTGCACTGGTTATAGATTTGAATATCTCAATACTAATTGCGTAAAATCAAAGAATTTCTACTCAAATATTATATACTGGAAGAGCTTGTGTAATGCAAATAACTGTTTATTGGGTATTTCAATTGGTGGAGTTGAAGAAATATGTGATATGCCAGGTGAATTAAAAGATTATGAACTTTGCAAATTGAATGGCCCAGCTGAAGAATTAGAAAGATTCATTGAAGATTATTGCAATCCTAGCAATAAACGATTCATAAGACTTTTGAAATTCATTGTGAGTATTCATTACATATCAAATTATGTAGATTGGGATTTGGAAAGAAATATTATGAAATATCCTGGATATATATTATTCATTGCTAGAATTTATAAATTATTGGAAGAAGAATTATATATTTATAATTTGGAAAATGAATTGGTGTATACATTATCATTACCAACTGATATTGGAACTACTGATACAGAAATGCCGGATAAGAGTATTGGTGGATTTAATCATTGCTTCAAACATATTTGGAAGAAATTCAATTACGGTTTGTTGATTTGCAAAGATAGATATAAAAATCCATGGTTCATAAACGGTCTTACTATGTCTGTAAGATCTACTTCCAGAAATACAAATAATCTAGAAAAATATATTGCTAAGGCAGTTATGGTGAATGATGATATATTGATGGAGATATTGAATACTAAAGATGAGAATGATTTGAGAAAGAGATGTATTACATCTGTATGGATTCAGAAATACGAACCGCAATTTTCTGAAAAATATAGAACAGACCAAGAATATATATACAAAGTAAGTAGTCAATTGAAGAGAGATAGACGTCTTGGAATACTCAACTGGTCTGATAGAAATACAGAATCATATGATGATAGAGACAGTATTAATGTCAATGAATGTATCAACCCAGATACTTTTGATGATGGATTTATTCCAATTAGAAATCATCATACTAACCCATACATAAATGCTGGATTCAAAGACACTGATCATTATATAATATGCAGTATTTTGAATTGTTTGGATAAATGTGGATATTTCCCAGATACAACATGTGCCCGAGCAAATACTGAAATTGCTGAAGATAGAATATGCTGCAATTAATTATTTTATATAAATATTGAATTAAATAAAAATACCCCTTATTAAATCATTATATTTACTTAACGATATAAATTTGAATATTACTTTATTTTATAAATATGTTATTGAAAAAATATTAAATGTGTAAATGAATATAGAAAAATACATAAATAAATATGAACATTTTAATATTATTAAAATATGGGATCGCCCGGTAATTAATGTAGATATATTAGAAGACCCAGATTCATCAGCTGTTCTTAAATATGGACTTATATATCACGCCATGGCTTATTGTAAAGAAATATCTTTATTATACGGAACAATAAAACTAGAATCATTAAAATATTTTACAAAATATGACAAAATATCATATAATAAATTTGAAAAGTTAAATAATTCAATTAATATAGATTTTGAATATAAAAAATTAATCAGAGACCAGGCTATTGAAGAAAAAAATAAAGATGCTAATATGACATATTTGTATTGTCATGATTTAATAAAAGTTAATATATTAAAATGCATATTAGATATAAATAAAATAAATAATGTACAAATAATATTTCCTACTATATCATCTACAGTAATTATAGAATTAATATATATATTTAGTTATATATGTGATAGTATTTATTTATATAAAAACGGAGATTGGTTAAAAGATTCATTTATTTTATGTGGTAAAAATATAAATAGAGAAAAATTAAAATATATTGTATCAGATATTAATAATAATATAAAATTTTCAACACAAAGAACGAAATGTTTAAATGGTATAACAATTATAAATAACGAAGATTTTACTAACACAATTACTAATTTTAGTTTACACATTCAAATTATATGTTCATATTTATGGAATATGTTTTTTAAAAATTATAATAAAAATACTAAAAATAGAGATAATGATGTGTGGAAAGAATATGATTCTATATTAAATTTAAATAAATAATTATTAAAAATTTGCATATGTAGAAATATAATCATCATATGTTAAAAAATTTTCATCTATATAATCTTTAGTATAGACATCCATAAATAAATTATTTTTAATACTCAATGTTTTATGATCTCCTTTGATTTTATATCTATCTATACACATAAATTCTGATATATCTTCATTTATATTTGATATCATAGATAATAATACATAATACATTTCAGTAGCTAATTTTTCTCTTTTATGTAGAAATAAGTATAGTGAAACTGTAGCGAATATAGAACACATATTACGATATGAAATGTCCACAATTAACCCATTTTCTGATTTAACAAAAATAGAAGTCATTAAATTAGTCATTATTAAAGAATTTTCATACTCACTAACGAAATCAGAATTGAATGTTTTTCTATTTATTTTTTGAATTTTTTCAGTATCAATTATAGTTGTATTCTCAGCACCTCCTTTAATATTTTTCACATATTCTGTTTCAAAAAATATTTCATTTAAAAATGCATGATATCGTCTACTAAACATTCCTTTAATTGATTTAACATTTTCGATAAATATATTAGGTGTATTAAATGATACTATGATTTTATCAAAATTATTATTTGGAATTAGATATTTTAAATCTATAATAAGATGATTATTTTCAAACTTATAATGTAAACTTTCTTTTGTTACTTTTTTATTATACCAATATTCTAATTGTTTAATTTTAAAAACACTAAATCCAGAAATAAAATTATTTAATAATACATTATATTTAATTTTTATATCTTTTATATTTTTATATATTTTATAAGATCTAAACATTTCAACTCCCATTCTTATATTATTAAGCATTTGTAATCCTGGATTAATAAAGTTTATATTATTTAATAATATTTTTGGTATTAATTCTATAATATTTTTTGGTAAAAAAATACAATCTATTAGAAAATCTGTTTTATATTTTATAGACATGTGACCAGGTATAAATGGAATACAAAAAATATAAACATCTATATCAAATACAAAATAAATAAAAGTCATTAAAAAAATACAGAATTTATAAGCTTTCAAATGATAAAGGTCGATATCATTGTATTTTAATTTTGGATCTAAATTATGACATGTGTATGATCCATAACATATCATTTGATTATTTTCATATTTAAGTAATAATTCTAAAATAATTGTTAAAATATGTGATAATAATTCTGATTCTTTATGCATAAAATTTTTTGGAGCATGTGCTTCTGGATTTGTATATGTAATTTTTATACTTTCTAAATATTTTTCAATTATAGAATTTATAATTTTATAATCTTTATCTATCATCATTGATGAAATTTCAGTAATGTGTTTAATAGTATGCGATTTAATTAAATTGGACATTATTTTAAAACAATATATAGAAATTATATGCTGATATTTTAAGATACATTTTATTTTTCTAATAGATTGTTCAGTTCGTTGTCTATTAAAATATTCTTGTACACGATTATATAAAATTTTATATGTTATATTTATATCATCTGGTAATTTTATCGGTAAATTTTCTACTATATTTATAAGTTGTGATACATATGTGTGTATGTTAAATTTATTAATTAAAATAATTTTATTTTTATAACTTATTAATTCCTTATGAAATTTATTATAATTTTCTTTTCCCAAATATGTTAATAAAATTATATCTTCACTCATTTATATTAATTTATAATATATTTAAATATTTACTATAATTTAATTTTTATTAAACATTATTGATTTAAATTTTAAATAATTTTTAATTGTAATGTGTATTTGCGAATAATATATGATAAATTTATGCTATTATTATTTATATTTTAGTAATATAATTTATAAATTTTTGTTAAGGGATTATTTGAGCTCAATAATAATTTTTTATAATCTATATACATTTAACAAATAATTTTAAGCATATTGTGTTAAAATCAAAAAATATTTGCTAAAATTATTAAATATGTTTTAAAATATTGAAAATGTAATTTAAATATCAAATGGATGATTATAAATATAAAAAATATATTGGTTTTTTAGAAGAGGTGAAAAAA